GTATTTACGGGGCCTCAGGAGCCTCTACGCCAGCCGAGTTGGGGGTAGGGGCTAACGATACACTCCTCGTCGCCGATAGTGCTCAGGCCACGGGGCTTAAATGGGTATCCCCGGCCACAGCCATTGGGCACGCCATACTAGACGGCGCCTTCCACACCGACACTACATCTGACATTCCGGACGCGGGCTCTCTTATTGTCGGGACTAGTGGCCGCTTATGGGATGAACTAGTCATTTCGGCCCCAAGCGCGGGCTCGCGTAATGTACTAGGAATTGATAATGGCGAAACTACTCCCTCTTGGAGGGGTAACGACCTTCTTGTAGATGCTGACGGCGACACCCAAGTCCAGGTCGAGGAGTCCGCCGACGAAGACATAATCCACTTCGATGCTGCTGGCACGGAGTTAATGACCATCGGCCATGATGGCGCCGTGGATATCTTCCACACCGCCGCCGCCCCGGGTGAGCACGCACTAGAACTGATTGTTGACGCTGCTGGACAAGGTAATGTCCACGCACAAGATATCGTCTTGACTACGGGTGCGATAGGCGCGGGTGATGACGAGGAAGCTATCCTCGTAAACATTGACGAATCGGCAGCTGGGGGCGGAAATGTTGTCGCGCTAGAGGTGTTGGCCACAGAGGGCTCAGCCGATGTCCATGCCGTTGAGGCCGGTATTTTGGTGGGGCCCATGCTTCAGTTCTCAGGTACGTTCATGAACATGGATGTGGCGCTGGTAAAAGCCGTCGATAGACTGACAGAGTTTACCACAGCGGGCAACAACATCGTGTTCTTCGTCGCGGATAATGACACCATCACCATAGGCGACGCGGGCCAGTTCTTTGAGATCGAGTTTCTCTTAGCTACCGTAGCAAGCAAGGATGTCAAGCCAACGTTTGAATACTCTAAGGCGGGCGGGCTGTGGGAACCGTTCTCCCCTGCGGACGGCACAAACGGGATGCAGAACACTGGAGTGATGGCCTGGGAAGCAGACGATGTAGTCAGTCCTGCATGGGTCGTTCATAGTGGCAACTACCGTATCCGCATCACCCGCACCAGGGGAGGAAGCATCACCTCTCCTATTGAGGACAAGGTGCAGATCGCAGACGTGATAGTGTACGAGTGGGATGAGAGTGGGAATCTGAACATCAACACCTTGATTGTCGATGGAAATGTCGGTATCGGCACCACCACCCCTCAAGAATTGTTGCATGTGGGAGCAGGAATAGACGGGTCTGATATATCGGCAACTGACCTACTGGTAACAAGAGCTGGCCCAAGTAATCTATCGGTTAGAGACAGCACAAATGACGTTGAGACATTTCTTTTCGCCTCCTCTGTTGGTGGAATTATGGGGACCATCACAGACGACCCCCTAGACATTAGGACCAACAACATCAGTGCTATCTTTATCGACGCTTTTCAGAAGGTCGGCATAGGAGAAGTAGCACCTGACTCTAAACTTGAAGTCAATGGAACATTACATATAACAGGCAATTCTTCATTCGATGGCCTGCTCGCGGTGGATATCATCAACGAACGTACGGCCGTGGCAGGAGTTGAGCTAGAAGGCGCCGTTATTCGAGATGGCTTGATATGGGGGCAGACGCTTCATCCCGAGTTGGGCATCGGCGACCAGATTGAACTGACGCTTTCTGGCAACGAGATTACGGACAAGACCCGTGCTCTGGCCCTGGAGGGTGACGGCCGTGTGTTCCCCGACTCCTCCTTCGGTATTTGGGAACCAACGACCAATCTCGTAACTAATGGCGGAATCGAGACAAACACTACCGGCTTCGTGGTTTCTGGGGACGCTGCTCTCTCGCGCATTACATCACAATTCAAGTTCGGTTCAGCGTCCCTAGAGGTTGTGGCCAATGGTTCGACGGCGAACGAAGGGGTGTACCATGCTTTCGCTGCCTCGGCGGGCACTGAATATACGGTCTCCGTTTGGGTGCGAGGTACCGGTGGAGGTACAATTCACGTAGCTCTCTGGGATAACGTATCTGGCTTCCAGGTAGGCTCGACTCATACACTAACTACTGAGTGGACACGTTTGTCCGTGACGGCTACTACAGGTGGCGGTTCAACGACGTTCCGCCTTTATATCAAGACTAACACAGCTCAGGGCATTACGTGGCAGGCTGACGGATTTCAGTCGGAAGCTCCGGCCAACGCTACACCCTACGTCGAGACGGATGGTGGTACGGTGTCACGTGGTATAGACCGCGTGCAGGCCCCAGCCCCAGATGCAGAATTGGGTGAAACTCAAGGGTGGGTTGCTGTTCGATGCCGTCCATCAAGGTCGTCGGCTAATCCGTCTGATGCTCCTGCCAATAATCGTCTTTTTGAATGGGGAAGTTTCGCTTCGGACTGGATAGGGGTATATTGGGCTTCCAATGGACGGTGGACTATAGGAAGGCACATAGCCGGGGGTGGGACTTTGGGGGTGCTTGATACTTTTAGCGCAGAAGATGAGATAACCATAATCGCTACGTGGACAGCTACAGACATTGCGCTCTCTGTCAAGGGGGCTGCTTTTTCCTCCACGGGTAATACTGACATTCCTACAATTCCTGACAGTACCTTTGACATAGGTAGTGATGGCACTGCTAGTAACCCATTTAACGGGGACGTTCTCTGGTTAGCTGTCGGTAAAGGTACGCTGACGGACGCTGACGCTAGGCTTATCAATGCCTGCGGCAACACGGCCCCTAATCGCTCTGTCCTCCCCACCGTTAGCCAGCCGACGTTCCTTTGGGATGCCAACACAGGGGCGGCGGGGCCGGACATTCTTCTGCAAGACCCTGATGTCTTCTACGTGGACTACCTAAACGCAAAACTCGGCTTTTTTGGCGTAACAGCCATTGTTCAACCTGGTGCCTATACGCAGACCTACGCAACAGCAGACAAGACACATGCTAATCCTACCGCTACAGCCGTGGGAGACCTTGTAGCTACTAATGGGGGTTGGGGGTATTCTAGTGAGGCTAACGCAGACAAGGTTCACGATGCTATTGATAAACTGGTAGCTGACGTGGCTGATGTCAAACAAGTAATCAACGCAGTCATTGACGACCTACAAGCTCTGGGTCTAGCACAATAACATGTGTTATAATAAACATGTTATGTATGCATGGAAAGCCCCCTTCTCCGTCGTAGCAGCTATGTCTTGTGCCTCTATAGGCTCTCACTTCCTGGAGCGTATAGGAAAGACTAAAGATGAGTGGGAGACAGTAGCCTATATGCTAGGGGTCAGCATCATGGGCATACTAACTGTAGCAGAGACCCTCAAAGTGTGGGAACAACTCCGTCTGATAGAGGAATAGACTATGCCTGATAAACTAGATCGCATTGAGAAGGATGTCGCTGCTATTAAACGGTGGCAGGAACGCCATGAAGAAAAACATGGAGACGATGCTGCCATGCTCGGGCGTGTCCTTGATAGCATAAAAGTACACACAGATAATCATCATGGTAGGCTCTCACAAGCAAAACAGGCCGTGATACCCGTAGGGCTCATCGGCCTGTTGGCGGCTATTGCTGAGATAGTACGACAGTTCTTAGTCTAGTCCTCTAATGGTTTCGCCTTCTCATCTGACGCATCACGCGGAAGCTGACCTATAATATCCGCCAGAGGTCTTTCCTCTTCTTCTGACTCTTGCTTTGCCTGTATTGCCTGAGTGACCTCTTCTTCGCTGGGCCTCTGGTTAGCTAGATGCTCTTCTATCAACTCCAGATCGGTAGGTTCCTGTCTCTTCTCCATCATCTCAGGCAGGGTATCTGGCGTCTGTGGTTCGGACTTTGGAGTCAACTTCTCTATCAGAGCGTTGAGGTTCTCAATAGCGGCCTCCTTCCCAGCCAACTCCTGCCCAAGGCGGGCATTCGCCTCAACAAGAGTATTGTAGCGGAACTGCAATTCCCCTAGCTGGGAAAATACCTCCTTAGCTGGGATTCCTCCTTGTGGCTGGGCAGGACTTTTGGTCTCTTCACGTTCGGCCCGTCGTTTCTGTGCTCGGCTGGATCGATCACTATTCGGTTTCTTGTTCACTGTTACCCTCCTGTATGTTAGCTAAGATCACGGCCTTCAAATCGTCCAATACTTCTATGTCCTCACGGAGATTCCGAATTGCCCTACAAGTAGTGTGATTGCAGTCAACACAAATGTACTGAGGACTATCGTCATCACAGAGGCCAGAAAGGTCAAGATGATGTATCGGCCTATCGTCATTCCCTATTCCATGTATCTGGTAGTAGCGGAGTGCTCCGATGTTCCACAGAGCATGAGAAAGGTGAGGTAGGCCCGATTCGGGATCAATGTCTTCTCCCCTCCAGAAGGCGTAGATGTGACGTAAGGCGCTCCCCTGAAACTGGTGCCAATCATTACCCTTCAGCCAGTTGGCCCGATCATACTTCTTCTCTCCATAGCTAAAGACCTCACCCCATTCAAGTAGCACCTCTACAGGTATTTGGTCTACACCAGGCTTCCCCTCTGAGTAGTGGAGAGCCTTCTCGGGGTCGTGCTCTCCTGTGTGACCTCGACAGGGGTTATTAGGACCGCAGTATGCGCAATGCGCCATTACTCCCCATACCCCGACTTCCGGACGTTACGCATGAAGTGCGTAAGGGCCTTGAACTTCATCTCGAAGCGTAGTTGCATCTTATTTACTTCTGTTTGATAGCCATCAAGAATAGTGTTGCTACTAATAAGACCAGTCTGCTTCAAGATAGTAAGCAGTCCGTCCACAGTACAGCGAATAGCGTTCACACGGTCAGCAAGGGAGCGACTGAAGTCTAGTTGGCAGGACATGAGCCGCTCTAGCATAGCTATCTTATTAGCTTGAGTTTTCAATTTCCGTTGGATAGTTCTGAAATCCGCTGTCTCATTTGGCGTCATTCCCATGGTGTCATCCTCCTTATTGATATTGAGTCGATCTTCATAGAACATCGCGTTGTCTGCGTACTGACCTTGGACGTACTGCCCGCCTGTGTATTGCTCCCCAATAACCTGATCGGGACGCCAACCACCGAAGGGGTACTTAGAGAAGTCTACGTCAGGGTCTCCGTCCCAGAAGGCGTTGAGTAGGGGTACGTCTAATTGTGCTAAGGCAGAAGTGTTGCTAGGCGTCACGTAGTTCTGCCAGCTATTATAGTTGGTGTAGATGACTGCCTTCTGGCCAGCCAACCCTACAGCGTGACAGGCCTCAAGGATATCTGTTTCGTAAATACCTGGAAGCTCTACATCTACAGCTACAAACAAGAAATGATCCCAGAGGTCTCGGGGAAAGTTCCTAAGAGCTTGGTCGACATGATAGGCTCCATTTCCCATCCCATTTAGAGAGAGGTACCCCCAAGTGTGCAACCCTGCTCTCTCTGCTACTCGCAAGTTAGAGATACGAACGCTGGGAGCTTCAGCGGCTGTCCAGAGACAAGCACCAAAAATTTTGATATCGTGTTGTTTTAGGGCAGCAGCTTCTGAGTCGGTAAGCGGGTCGTAAGAACAGTCAATTCCGTGGAGCATTACCATACTTGTCCCTCCCCGGTATACTGGGGGTCATAAACGTCCCCATTCTCTTCTATTTTTATGTCTTCATAACGGTGCACCACACGTCTGCGGAATTCATCCTTGGCCTGTTCGAGAGCACCAATGATATCATTACATGTTTGATACGAAAGCCCACATACTTCAAGGTACTCTAAAATCAGTTCGGTAAAAACAAAATTCAATTCACCCGCAGTACATGGGTGACAACGTTGGGTACCATACCGAAGAGATATTAGAGCACGGTCTTCTGGTGTAATATATGGCATCAGTAAACCTCCCCATACCAAGGTGCTTGTAACACTTCCTCATATACACGGTGGCACTGCTTACAATGGATATTGATCCAATTGATCCATCCGTCTGGTTCTTCACCGTGTTCTGAATATACACTCATACGATTACGTACTAAGAACTCGCGTAAGCTGATGAGGTGGTCGCAGGCCGGAGTTGTACGATTGTAACGTCCCCATCCTTTCATTCTGCATATACCTCCAAGTTGAGATATGTTCTGGCTACCATAACCGCATCATTTATCGAGGGTACGACAGCATAAGCAGCCTCCCGAATGAAGGGATGCTCATGTGGAGAATCCTTAGGCATTACAACAACAGCGGGCTTCTGTTGTTCCCAACACCAGGCCAACTCAAAGCAAGTACCAATACTAACACTAGTAGCCTTGCTGAGATTAACAATAACAGCATCAGCCTCAGTTACATCCGCATGATCTCGTATGACAATAGCGTGGGGACTAGATATGGCCGCATCTACAGCATTGACTGCCAGCTCATGCGACTGAACCCCAATACCTGTAGGGATGGTCTTCAAGTCCTGAAGGAAGTTTTTTCCTCGCATTGGTGATCGGACATCACACTCAGGAAGAAGGTTCCTTACGTATTGCCTCCAACCATCAGCCTCATCATAGGTACAGCCAGCCATAGGACCGGCTAAGTAGACCACTGGTAAGGTTTTCATTCTTGCACCTCCAAGGACATTATACCAGATTTACTTCTTCCACACATCCCCAGGCTTTGGTAGACCTAGGTCTGCGTAGAGCGGCTCAAATTTGGTGGCTCCTACACTGTGGTGAAACTCGATAAGCCACTGTTGTGGGCGGCGTATCTTCTTGTAGCGGGATTGTACGAACGTGGACGTAGCGGGTAGTGCCCCGTTCCCCACCACCCAACCATCCTGACCGAGGGGTAGTAGGTACGGAGTGTGTAGGTGTCCAAAGTGTACCATATCGACCCCACCCAACATGGACTCGTACTGCTGTGCCGCCCTGATGATTGGGTAGAAGGGGATGCCCCCGTAGGAACCTCCACTACCTCTAATGCTGGACCCATGCTCAAAGACATGGCGAATACCCCCAAACTCTCGGGTACCAAAGAAAGTCTCCCAGTTAGTAACACTGACTCGGGGATCATCCTCGAACCCCCGTTTGATAAACTCCCCTATGATAAAGGAGAAACAATCGACATAATCTGATTCGCCTAGGCCTGCATTCCCTGCTTTCTGTGTGGTGCGATCATGGTTACCCCCCGAAATATCCACAACCAATTCTTCAAGACCAGGCATCTCCAAACAAGTACGTAAAAAATAACTCACAAGGTCGTAAGCTACAATAGTCTGCTTCACTACAGGAAGGTCAATCTCTCTAAGTTGAGAGGGACGCATGTTATCATTCTCAATCAGATCGCCCATGATGTTAACCCAGAGGCGCTTCACCCGCTTACCATTGGCTTCATGATAGATAAGAGACATAGCATGTAGGAGGCTATCCACTTGCTTCTGCACGATTTCGGTGGTCTGCTCGTACATGCCCCCTGTAGTCTCCTGTGGTGTACTCTGGCCCACATGCCAATCGGATATATCAATCTCCCAGTCCACGTCAGTCGTTCTATCCTGTTTGATTAGCCAGGGACGAGGGGTACTAGGTTTAAACGCGCTGAGCGCCTCCTGAACGGCGCTGACGTACAGTTCACGCTTAGCCTCACTTCGAGCTAGGCTCTTGAGGAGCTTCTTGTCCTCTTCAGCACGCATCTTCTGTCGCTCACGTTCAACCCGCTCGTCTGTTGTTTTGATATTAACCCCGTCCTCGTGTCGGCGACGAGCAAACTTCTTGCGACAAGAATCGGAGCAGTATTTGAGCCGACCTTTGGCTACATCCTCATTGCAGCCCTCTATGGTGCATATAACAAATTTACCGGGCATGTTAGCTCCTCTTCTCTGCGAATCTCGGGTCGTTGGGAAGTATTAGTTTGGAACCCCCACCCTGAGGAGTCACGAGGCCTGACTTACTCTTCTCGGGTACTAGGGGCGGGTACCGGGGTACCAGTCCTACTTCGATACCATCCTCTATTGTCTTAATCTGAAGGCCCAATCCTTGAGCAATACCTATAGCAAGCGTCCGTCTCAATTCAGGAGGTAAGGCGTTCAATGCGTCCAGCCAGTAGCCAACCATCAGTTGGGGCTGATTGTGGGCCAGAATTGCAAGGGAGTCACGCACCATGCAAGCCCATGCTTCCCACTCTGTATCCTTCTTTGACTCTATCACCTTGTCCTCGTGAGGGTGCCACGAAGTTGCAGGGGTGTGCATCTTCAAACGGAATGTAGGAGTCTTATGCTCGCATTTTTCGGCCATCTATACGCTCCAATCCAGTCTCAGTCACCTCATCAGGGAAGAACGTCCAAATAGCCCCACCCTTGAGACGTACCTTCAGTACCTCATGGGGGGAGTTAACAAACTTCCGTTCAATTATCTCCCCTACAGCTCCCTCTTTCACTGCTGCGTAAGGAGAGCCTTTCACTCGTACTCTTATTATAGCACCCACCTAATTTCTTTTTACCTGCCAAAACCAAGCGAACACATATATTCTCCCGTATATGCGATCAATTGTCGCCCATGCAGCTATCGGAATGCCTGGCACTGTACCGGGTATCCTCCAGCGACGGGCTAGACGTACCGCTGCTCGTTGGTAGTGTGTATATGAACGAATAATTCGTGTACGAGGAAACCACACTCCATATTTCGCTGAGGTTAGTTCTATCTGTTCCGTTCCGATAGCAATAATGCCCTCTGCCTCAGGCAGATTCTGAACTACAACACTATTCGGGTCTATCATCCTACCTTCCATCAGTTCATGTATAAGAATCGAGGTTGGGCGGTAGCCTGGGTTCCTGGTGGCCCCCAGAATAGTATGCGTATGTTGGCAGGCGTATCCATATTAGGCTCGTCTTGTCCTGGACGTGCTGCTCCCCCCATAATACCAACGATCTCCCAGGGCATAAGGGGCACCTGTGCGACATCATCCTCAAACTTTATCTCTACCATAATGGTTGGGATAACAGCATGTTCAAGCGAGCACTTATCGCATCTGTGTGGGGGGTAGAGTTCCTCGAAGCGAGACTTTAGTTTATCCACGAGCAACTACTAACCTTCCTACAAACTCTGCTTGCTGGGGCGTTACAGCATTACCTAGTCCTCTAAGTCTGTCCACCCGAGAGGGAACCCCATCAGCCACTCGATCCACATTGGGTTCAACTGCCCACCAACCACCCCTACTAATCGCCGTTTCTTTGACAACTTCTCGTAATTGGTATTCTTGCCTGTATCCTTGTAATCTCTCGCTGTTGGGGTTGGCCATAACCCCGTCCTTGCCATCTCCTGCAAACTCTTCGCTGGCCCCCATAACTTGGCATTTGCGTTCTTGTTGGGGCCGGGATGCTCGGTCATTGTAGGCAACCAAGATAACCCTTTCACGTCGATGGGGCGCACCAAAGGCGACTGCGGGGATACAATGCCATTCAGCATCGTACCCGAACGAGGAAAGGTCAGAGAGGACGAATCCCATCCCCTTTGTGAGGAGTCCTGGGACGTTCTCCACAAGGACGTAGCGCGGTCGAAGTAGACCGATGACGCGGGCAAATTCTGGCCAGAGCCAACGCGAATCTTCCTCAGCTTTCCGTCTACCCGCTGTCGAAACTGGTTGGCAGGGGAACCCACCGAAGAGAATGTCGATTTTCGGAGTGTCACGGTCAATCTCCTTAATGTCCTCATAGCAGGGAACGTCAGGCCAGTTCTTCTTCAGCACACGCCGACAGAAGTCACTAATCTCGCACTGCCAAACAATCTTGATGCCTGCTCGTTCTAGGCCAAGGTCAAGACCCCCTATACCAGAGAAGAGACTACCTCCTGTTAGTTCATCCATACTAATTCTTTGGAAGGGCTTCCCTTAACCATTGATACTTCTTTTTACAAGTGGGGCAGGCTAATATCACAATCTTCTGCTCCCGCAATTCTTTCTTGCGCTCCTCACTAATCTGATCAATGTTGACAGGTCTTACGTCTATACCTTGAGCCGGATCGTGCTGGTTCATGTAACTCCAGCGATCCATCTCGCCCACAATTCGAGTCATTTCGTTACATTGCTCACACGGAATGCCACTCTCAGGCCCACCTTTCAAGAGATGGCGCTGGTCAGGAGGCGCTTTCTCGCCTTCCCACTTGATGTTCAGAGTTCGCCAGCCACTTTCAGGCTCGTCATAGTCAGGCTCATGCCCGGGCTTCCACTTATGATGCCTCTTGATCGCTCTTGGGTCAACGGCGTTCTCTTTGAAGAAAGTAGCCCAATTTTTCTCTACTTGTTCGTCAGAGACGCCTGGCGCTGGTGGACCGTCTGGGTGACAAGGATGGCAACTGATGGCTACAAACTCCTTACTATCAAAACTGTAAGCATAACACCAACATTGGTAAGGGACAGAGATATAAAGAGTGTGTCTTACGATCCCAATAAACTCCTACCCAAAAGTCGTACCAAGCAAAGAAAATACGTAGACGTGGCATCACTCTACTTCCTTTTTAGAAGTATTAGGCTTAGCCTGTAGCCGTGAATAGTGTGCGTCCATGTCTCGACTATACTCCGCTACACACTCATAGCAGGTCGTATGCCAGTAGATACCAACTGCGACCGGCCAGAACTGAACGCCCATGGCATGATCGGTCCAACGTTTGTTTTCAGGGCCAAGCACATGCCGAAAGATGCACCAGTCGTAGAAACGCGGCCAACGGAGCTTTCCTCCGTTCCACATGACAAGAAACTGAAAGTGGCCAAAGTGGATATGTAAAAGCCCCATAGTGCCACCGAGCGTCACGGCGTTGTCGTAGTTTTTCGTGCCTACCGAAAGGAACCAGCGGCCTATTTGCCACTCCACTATTCAACACTCACAATCGGCCTCAACGGTACCATATTCAAGGGGCCATTGAGTGTCCCCAACTCCTCCAATGTGCGCTGCCAATCCATTGATTCCTCCTTCGTATAACCTACCACCTTCGCTCTGAGCCAACGGTTGTAGCGTGTGCTACCTTCTGGCTCTAACCAATGAACCTCACTCCCTAGATCGGCAAGAGAGGCCACAGTTACATCCAACAGGTCATCCACCGACCCCATAATAACGAAATGTAATCGCTCAGATGCCGCTAGGCCCCAGCCCCAAGGGGAGTAGCGCCCGTATAGCGTCCTCACCCTACGGGCAGTGGCGTGTTGGTCTACTAAACGAATAAGACCTAATTTGAGTGCCGACATGTGTTTGTCGATATGTGTAGCTGTCAGGAGCTGAGGGGCATCAGGTAGATGGGAGGACCAGTCAGGATAAAGCCTGCTCACTATCCCTTCTTCTTGGCCACAGATCAGCCATAGAAGAAAGGCTGTAGCTTCCTTCTGTCCCACATCCAACACTTCTCCAAACTTCTCTAGTGGGTTATCCCCATCCTGCAACCAACGGATGAGTGTAGGGTCTTGGGTGTAGTGGGCTAGTACCTTGAAGATCAACCAATCATAGGTGAGAGTCCAGCGAGCCAGATTTTCCCCTACAATATCCCCCGTCTCCGAGTCGATCCCAGGTGTTTCCAATCTGAACCTCTTAGAATTAAACCTAGCCAAAGGCATCCCTACCTGACGGTAGAAATTAGGAGTGTCTATCATCATCCCCGGCCCCACGACAACACAATCTAGAGCATCCTTGAGGGGCGACAGGTCGTGGGCAATGTCGTGTCCTGTAGCATAGGATAATACCGTCATATCATCCACGACGTTAGGCAGTAGTTTCCCCGGATCGTAGGCTTCACCTAACCACCGATTTAATCCCATCACAAGAGCCCCTGTATCACGAGTAATTAGTAGGGGGGATATTCGCTCTGTTAGAAGGGCCTGACTTAAAACCCCATGGAGAAGAGGGGAGTGAGTAGGCCAACTACCAGTAGGGACAAGCCATCCTTGCTCCTTGGTCGCAAAGGCCAGCTCCTGGTCAGTAGCAGCAATACCTAGAGGAATCTTATCGATCTGACCTCCTAAGACCTGAAGCCATTCAGCCAGAGCAATAAGATCGTCAGAGTCCTCTACTATTCTGTAGGGATACTCCCCCCCGAGCCTCCGTTCTGTGGTCTCCCTTGTGGTCTTGTTGGATGGTACGCCTGGAATAACCCCTTCCATTCCTTCTTCAACTTCTCCGTCAGCAAGGCTTCCCCGCTCAGCTCCTCGATCAAGTCGCTCATTGCTATCAGGTTCGTTGTCGTCACCAGGAACTTCTTTAGTAGCCATTCAAAGTCTTTCTTTTTATAGTTCTTTCTTGCCCAGTTTAGCCGTACTCCTACTGTTGGCCACTCTTTGTCCGTCTCCCATGTCATTTGTACCTCTCTTAAACAAGTGCCTCACTCGCTGGAATAGGCTTGAAGTCAAACCCCCCCTTCTTAACCAAGTCCGAGAAGGCAGAACCCTGAGAATCGGCAAACATGAAGTCCACCACCGTCTCTGGCCCTACCTCAGCGTACTCATAGAAGCTATCCTCCCCAAACTGAACCACCAGAAGGGAGTTCTCCCTATCATACTTCACCGCCGTCATTGCTTGCGACACGACTGGTACGAATTTAGCCACGATACTTCTCCATATTCGCAACCTTCTTCCATTCGGGCTCTCTTTCTCTAGGATGCGATGCGGCCCATTCAGGAACTGGAATCCCTGCTTCACTACAAGCATGCTTAAAACCAGCCCGCCAAGCTGAATCTAGATACCCCTCTATGTTTGGTCTATTTTCCGCAGGCATACTATTCCTAATTTCGACCACATCCCCCGCACGTAGAAGTGTAACTCTATCCATCTAATCCTCCTCTGGCAATAATCATCACAGTTGCACGGCAATCGTGGCATTGGTCCAAAGCTCATGTTAATCCTCCTTAGACCAGGGTACTTCTACCCACACCCATGCTTGAACGTATGCCCCATAACAGTCACCACTCTTACCTACATCCTCATGCAATACGGCTGATTTTGGATCAAAAGTAATACCGTCCGCTGCTATGTATTGCTCTTCGGCAAGTTCTCGGAATTCTTCGTCTGTTGCCATCTACTTGTCTTTCTTCTCCCTCTTCGTGCAATCCCCGCAATTGTCTCCCTTGACTTCTACTGGAAGGCCACAGAAATCACAGTGCATACGCATGTACAGTTCTTCGTCCATAACATACCTATTCTTCCGTGTTTCGATGTCTCTGTCTTGTAACCAACCTTCAGAGATGATGAAGCCTCTCGTCTCTAGGTCACCATCCTTGTCTGCCAACTTGAGTATAAACTCGGACCCAGGAGCACAGGCAGTGCAATAATACTCATCTTCGACTAGTACCGAGAATTTAGCCGTTGTACCAGGGGTAAAGCATAGGGCTACTATGGGTACCATCGTTATACCCTTCTCTTGAAATGTCCCGTAGCATTTGTCGCAGATGTACTCGGGGGGTTCTATGGGTGGATCGTCAATAGCTATACCAAGAGACATAGCATCATGGACAACTCGGTCCGCTATTTGATTAGATTCTTCCTTCTTCTTACACGGCCACATGATCTTTCTCCTCCTTATTCCTCAAGTATTCGATATTCCCCTTCAACTGAAGTCTCTTCAATTTTCCCTCTACGAATAAGTTCTTGCGCACTATCCACTCCAATCTGTGCGCCCTTTTGCACCATGGATAGAGCCATTCTTAGGGCGCTAGATAGCACCTCCTCATCCACCCCAACCTCATGACGAGTCACTTCCTTGAGATGCCCCTGCGACTTCATCAGCATATCCACCATTTTGGCTTGTATTGCAGTATTATCTATATCCACAGAGAACTTCAACTTACACTTCGGACACTCCACTCTAACAGATTTCGTGGCCGATAGCAACTCCTCAATAGCGTCAGGTAGTTTCTCCTCCACTACCTTGAGACGTTGAACTACCCCCTCGTGAATACCCTCCACTACCGTATTAAACGCGGTACGAAAGGCTTGGTCGTTATTATGCCAGTTTCGTACCCTCCTACGGGGGAAGTCTAAGTTCTCCTGTGCTTGGGCTTCAGAACCAGTCTCAGCATACTTCTGAATGTATCTACGCTGGTCATCCATGAGCCCGTCATCGCCACGGGCCACGAGCTGGCTGCCCTTAGTCATCATATCGGCTCCATACCACCACAGCACTTGCGAATTGCGCAGAATTCTTCTCCCCACCAAACTTTAGGCGGCCAGGCAGATACCTGACGCCAGAAGCCGTCGCATAGGGTAGTTTGATGTTACGATTAGCAAGGTGTATATTTAGAAGTTTCTGCCCTAGTTGCGGAGCCATAGAGTTACCCCGATTGATATAACCTTGCCACCAAGCAGTATCCGTTCTCACCGGCAATAGAGCTACCACAATTTCAACTCGTTCTTCAACATAAACCTCTTCAACCGCTTTTTCTATCCATTTCACAATTTCGCGACCATAAGGCGGGTTCATAAACACACGTCCATGCCAGTCTTGAGCTAACCCGTCTACCTTAACATCTTCATAGGCGTCTTTCCACTCACCCGATACATCGGGGGGAATATAAATTGTACCCCCAGCATCAAGCACTCGCTTAGCCGTGTAGTGGGCAGGACGACAACAAGGGTCAAGGGTGAAGGGACCGAACTCCCCATTCAATTGATCAAATAGATCGTCGGGGGTCGGATACTCGACAGACTTCGATGGTGGCATATAAACCTTATTAGCCATCTTCTTTCACCTCTAGCTCCCCAAAACTGTGCCCCGTTTGCACATCAACAGGGATTTTCCAGCCTAGTTTCTCCCCTGAGGATAGGACAGTGTTACGTGCCACGTCGCCCCAGAGGTTAAGTATAGCATTTTTCGCTTCCTCCTGCCTGCCCTCTGGGTAGTAGCCCATGAGGCTGTCGTGCATTTCGAGGCAGGGAAAAACGAAGCTCGACAATTCCCTTTCGGTAGCGATGTGGGCTAAGCTGTGGAGGTCGTGAGCCCCACTCTGGATAGGTCGGTTGTACCCTTGGCGAATGACCCCCTCCAAGTCTCCCTTGAATTTGAGCGCAGCAAGGATAGGCACTTCGGGGTAGTGTCCCCTACGCCCAAACTTGTTGCTTGTCGATCCGTACTCGAACATGTCTTCTCGAATACGTAACTGATACGGGGCCATCTTAGGGAAGATATGGCCAGTGTAGTGAGTCAAGAGAGGAGCCGCTTCTTCCTTAGAACAATTTAGCCTCTCCGCCGCGCCTTCTATAGTCAGACCGTAGTTCATACCAAAAACGAATGGTTTACCTCGTCCTCTAAGATCGGGATGTGCCTCCTGCCAGTCCACAAGAGAAAGAGTTTCGTCTACAGCCTCGCGAGGGAACTTACTGGAGGCCCCTAGCTTACAAAGCTCACGAGCTACATAGGCATGCACATCAACCCCCTCTAAGAGAAGGTTGAGAAGAGTTTCGTCTCCACTCTCATAAGCCATGACAAAAACTTCCGCCTGACTCCAGTCCGCATTAAACAGGCCATAGCCAGGAGGAGCAATGAGCATAGAACGAATAGCGTCTTTAGAGTGGATGTCGTACTTATCACTATCAATGACTACCTCCTTAGGCATGGTCATGAGGCTCGGGTCGGTGCAAGTGAAGCGCCCTGAGGCTGCCCGTGCTGCGTTCCAGCTAGGATGGATACGCCCATCCTCTCGGATGTAAGCCTTCATCCCCCCACCTTCACCGCCGTCCATGTAGGTGCTGCTGAATTTTTCAGTATGACGGATGTCGATGAAGAGAGGCAGTACTGGATGAGGAGAGCGTTCGTTCAACTCCTCTAAGTCAGCAGCACTAGTAGAGGCGTGCTTCGGAGAGCAAGGGCTCCAAGTCTTCTTACAAGCCTCACAGTCCTTGAGTGCTCCCTTGGCTGGCTTACTCGTTAAAGGCAGGCCTAAGTCCTCAAATAGAACCTTCTGCACTGTTTTGTAGTAGGAGGGCTTCTCCACCTCTCGACCAAGCGCCTCTGTTAGTTCTGCTTTCTGCTCCACTAGACGGTCTCTGTAGTAGAGACAGAGCCGGTCGAAGTATTCTCGGTCGATGTAGACTCCTCGCTCTTCCATCTTCGTAGCACAGCGGATGAGGGGAATAGAGATATTCTCGTAAACCCAATCCGCATTCTCTTCTTGTACCTTAGGATGAAGGACAGGTACAAGCTCCTGCACAACGTCTACATCCGCCGCGCCATATATCCAGAGTGTTTCATCAGGGACGTGCCACATTTTTGACTTAAAATCTTTGACTTCCTCTTCGTAAAAAGGCAGGTCAGTCCAGTAGGCACATAGGGCCGTGAGGTTAGCAGGGCTCACCTCAGATACTAACGAACTCAGCATTTTCGTGTCATGCACCATATTATTGACCTCGAAACCGAATGCAGTCTTAGCTGTTACGACCTGCTCATCAGAGCGACGCTCCAACATTCGGAGATCAAATCCTATATTCTGCCCTGCTTTTGGTACATCTGAACTAAGAATTTCACCAAGAATGGTGAGGACTTCAGGCATCTCCTTATCCAATTTCCAGTAGGGGACAGGCCACCACTCCTTCTTGCTCTTTCCCTTCGCTGTCGTCACCGTCCGCTCACCTCGATGGAGGATGGGCACACTGTAGCCCGTACCTCGCTCCCCTGACAGGGAAACACAAAGAAGCTCATCATCCATCCATGAGAGTCCGCAAGTCTCCGTGTCTAAGGCCAACAAATCAACCTCTGGCCCCAGCAGGTAGTCCCTCAAAGCACGTAACTCCTCAAGGGTGGTGATCCCAAGATAGGAGCCCAACTCTTCCTTCCACTCGTCAGACTCAGCAATGCGCTTAGCCTTGCGGAAGTGGGAGAGTACCAGAGCCACTTCACCCCAGTGTCCTCTCATTATGTATGAAGGATGATAGGTACCAATTATCGGTATACCTGGAAGTTCATCATTGTATAGAGTGAACCCCATCACCGAACCTACGGTAGTCCCTGGCTTGTATAAGCTACGGAGAGCCGCACCCCCAAGAGCTACGATTACTTTCGGGTTGAGTTCCTTCAGCTCCTCAATGAGGTAGTCGTGGCAGGCGTCTATCTCCTCAGCCTTAGGGTTACGCTTGCCCCAACAACGCGTAGCATTACAGTGATATGCTTTAAATTGGTTGATACCAGCAGCCCACTCAATCGTCTTCAAGACTCGTCCAGCCTTGCCCACGAACGGGCGGTTCTTATCGTTCTCTACTTGGCCTGGCCCTTCACCGACAAAGGCTATTCCAGCGTCGTCAATACCCGCCCCAGACACTATGTTCTTGCGGCATTTAACTAACGCAGGACAGCGGTCACACTCACGGACTCGGTTCACGTAGCCAGTCCTCAATCTCTTGAATCACGAAAGTCCTAGACGGCTTCCCTTGTCCTGGCTTTGTTCGTAGGACTAGAAGTGCATCGGGGTGGGCAACAATACCTGGCTCCAAACGCCGTAGTTCTTCTCGTTCTGTGGCTGCCTCCTGAATCTGATTCATTCCCTCAATAATGTAGTTAGGCACCCCCGAACGGTGCTTGACCTGAGCAAGGAAGAAAGTTCCTATTACATCGACATCACCACTCTTACGCTTCCACTCACCTGAGTGGAGACGCCTACCGCCTAGCTGGCGAGCAACCTCCCGTTCTGCGTCCTTACTCTGGTTTACTGTGGAGCGTCTACTCATGGTATTCTATCACCAATCCTAAAATACGAAATCCTCTCCACCCAGTAGAATCTAAACCCCATGTAAAGAAGAGCCAATACAAGAAGCTGTCTACTTGTCTGGGAGCATCATAACTAAAGCGTATCATGACCTATCCTCCCCAACAGACTTCAACAGTTCCAACTTCCCACCGGAACGAACACGATAGGCCACGTCAGCAGCGTCCAGTAGCTCAGTCTCATGGGACGAGATGAGAGATTGAAATCCTAGACGTTGTGTTATGTCCTTCACCATAGCACATAGAGCCGGTCTCTGCTCCTCCGCAACCTGAGAGAAGGGTTCGTCTAGGGCCTCAAACGAACGCAACGCAGGGCGGTGGGTGGTCGTTGTGATGTGCCGTAGGATGTACGCCAATACCTGAATGATTGAACCACCTGAGCCACCCTTGAGACGTACCCTCTGCCCATTCTTAGACAGAACGATGTCTAGACTAGTAGCACCTCGCTTGGTGGTGGACTCTAGGAGCACCTCATACTCGTCGTCAGTGAAGACAGCATTTAGACCACGGCTACCCAGCCCAGCCAGACCCGCCTGGTAGTGACCTCTCCAACTTTCTTCTAACCTATACAGCACCTCCTGTGCCTTTGCTAGCAGAGTCTCCTCGTCTTCAGCGACTGCCTGCTTCTCTACTAAGGTCTGACTCTGGGACGATAACATTTCCCATTGACCTCGCATAGCATGACAACGTTGGCGACTGGTCCCTGTCTGCCTGAGGAGGTTGTTAATCTCCGCTGTCAATTCGTCCTGTAACATTAGTCACCTCTCCCCTCACCACACCAAGCGCCTCCTGCACGTCATCAATAATACGCTCAGCCGCCTCACGGAGGTCGTCTGGCTCAATACCAAGCTCTTTGGCTTCCTTATTCAGAGCAGCAATCTCTGTCTCTGCACCCTCCTGCTGTCCCTCAATCTTAGCCAGGTCAGAGCGACAGGAGTCCATGTCCTTCCTCAGTTGAGCGATGTTAGTTGGTATCATTCTTCTCCCTCTTCTTCATCGTCTGCAAAAGGCGACTGCCAAACAGTGCTCGGAGTACCAGCCCATTGGAACACTACCGAAGCTATTACACCCTCAAGATTGGTAACATCGCAAAAGGTATGAAGCTTCCAGCCACGTTGATAGGCTTCATTCAAGCGTTCCTCAATGCAGCCCGCAGGGAAATAACGATAGGCGTATAACATTTTAATCACGACTCAGCTCCTCCCAAAAGTTCTTGAACCTTTGCCTTCACAGGCGCTTCTATGTCTTTAAATTCATCCTGAGCCATCAGTTCAGCGAGAGACATCTTCTCAGCAGGCAACCCCTCACCTAACATCTCAACAAACTTACTGATCTCATCATCCTGTAGCTCAGGCCCCTCCTCCACTTCTCTCGCTCCAAACACCTCAAGGGCAGGAGCCACACCAGGGAGAGGTACCTCTTCTACCTTCAGTCCATCCGAATCAACTGTCACTATCAACACCTCCACTGTACGGGCGTAGCTAGCCATGTCCCTGCGTGTTCTGCCTATGGAGCCTGGGTTAGCAAAAATGGTTTTGCCTACCTCTGTGACTCCCAAGCATTCATGCAGATGTCCAGCGATAAAAGCATCGTACTGGTCGATGCCGGGAATCTTGTCCACGTTAACGTAGGGATAAGGACGGCTGTCTCCCGGACCAACGATAGAACCGTGGGCCAATCCAATAAGGGGAACTGGATTCTTCGCAATGAGTGCCTCCTCTTCTTCGGTAAGACTATAGTAGGATGGGTCAGCCTGGTCATCGTGTACTCCTTCAGCAGCAGCGTTGTAGGGACGGGGGATAAGCCAGACCCCTGTTCTGCTGTCTTTGATAGAGAGCAAAAGCTTTACCGCCGAAGCCCGAACAAGTGTCCCTAATGGCTGCCGAGGTAGACTGTCTAACCCATCGGGGCCAAGGTCATGGTTACCAGGGACAATGAGAGGAGTAGTGGGGAAGTTATTAAAAGCCACAATAAGGGCTTGCGTAAGAGCATGACTAACTCTATTAGGCTGCTTCAAATGGAAGATATCCCCCAGCCCTATAATAGACTTCACCTTGTACTTCTCACAGAGTCTGCCAATCTGCTCCAGCTTACCTAGCATGGTTTGGGCGTAGTCATCCACACGACCACCAGGAGGCTTGTCTGCGATGTGTAGGTCACCGAAGATTAGAAGTTTGATGGCGTTGCCTCCTCGTTAGCTAGACGGAGACAAGTATCGAGCTCATCCCTTAGGTATTTAGCATCTCCAGGGATCAACGAGAAGACTAACTCCCCCTTTATAATGCTATAGCCTGATGCGGCGGTGAGCCGTATGAATAGATGTTTGCTAGTCGTACGCCCGACGATAATACGTCTCATCCTGTACACTCCTCATGGGACAGGAGGCCATTGCAGGCCTCGCAAATTCCGGCCTCTATACACGTCGCAGTCAACTGTTCTTGAAAACTCTCCAAGGCTTCCTTGTGGTCACCCACCCTCTTACCCCTATCTTCCATCTCCTTCGTCAGCTCGGGGATTCTCTTAGCTAGACATTGAAGACACTCAGCCCTATCAAGAGACTCAGCCGCTACATCCAGCTTAGCATAGAGAGGAGCCACATCCAAGGCTGTTGCTCTTGAGTGTGCCTCTTCAATCCTATCTACCAAATTCTCAGCCTGATCAGCACGCTCAAGGCTCTCCTGAAGGGTCTTGATATCCCCCTCTACCCCATTCAGGTCGTTCTCTATGTCTTTATAATCGGGGATAGCTTCAAGCTGTTCCTCAACTATAGTAAGGCTGGTGGCTGCTTCTGTCGCTGCCCGTCTAGTCTGGTCTAGTTCCTTCTTACACTGCATCTGGGCAGTGATTACAAGGTCTAGACGGGTGGCCTTCCCCAGGATACGCGCCCTCTTGGAGCCCGTTTCCATGATGATGAAAGGCAGGTCATGTTGATCGCTAAGTTGGGGAGTCAAGGTAGTAGTTGAGTCTACCTCAATACTACCAATACCTAGATACTCAGCTATGGCTTCTGGAACTTGGCCATTACATTTATTGTACTCAGTGTCCCCCATACGGTAGCAGCCACCCTTCTTGAGGGCTTTGCTCCATATAATCTCGGTACCATCCTCGAAGGTTAAGGTCACCTCAGTCTGCTTAGTGCCGTGACGAATGTCTTCATCTACAGCATCGTTGAGGCAGACAGCACGTATTGCTCGGAGGAAGGCTGACTTACCACAATCGCCCGCACCCACCAAGCAGGTTAGATTGCCCAATTCTAGAGTAGCATCCTCCACGCTTTGAAAGTTTTTTATGTGGATACGGCTCAAGCGAGCGTAGGTAGTAGGCACTTGACAACACCTCCTTTTAGTGATATACTGTGAATATGCCTAAGAATACACAACCGTATATGCAAAAGTATTACAGAACCCGAGTTGATCAAGGACTGTGCTCGCAATGCGGCCATCCCCGTGAAAGAATGAAGGTAACCACCTGCAATAGCTGTCACGCTCGGGATGGGGTAAAAACAGCCCAACGCCGAAAGAAACGTCTTCAAGAGGGAACTTGTACTCAATGTGGTCTTTGTCCCTCCACCACCACAACGAGGTGCGATAATTGCTCGGGTAAAGCCAAAACAAATAATAAAACTTGGCGACAACGCCTGAAGGAGGAAACGATGAACGCTTACGGCGGCAAATGTGCTTGTTGTGGTGAACATACAATACAATTTCTTACAATCGACCACATTGACGGGCGAGAACAGCCCAGTAGCTCGAAAACCCTAGGTACCTCACTCTATAGCACCTTGAAGGCCAAGGGGTACCCTACAGAAAACATTCAAGTTCTCTGTTTCAACTGCAACAGTGCTAAATACCAATGCGGTACCTGCCCTCATCAAGCTTGATCCTCTCCCATAACTGGCGAATCATTTACGACGAAGACACGCGAACCACGACATACCATACGTAAAGGTCCCTGTGGTTGCCGTTTCCTAAGAAAATACCGTACCGAACTCGCTACGGTCTTGTGCCCTTTTTCACTTATTACCTCATAAGCACACCCAGGCGGGGTAGCCAAGACCTCTTCGATCCAAGCATACTTTTTACCCGACTCGTTCCCGTGTTCAGGAATCTCGTTGATACTTATGTATTCAGGCATTATTACTACTCCACAGAGGCAGCATTTATAATGAAGAGGCGGTCACGGCGTCGTGCGACACGTAAGTGGCCGCTCAGTGAGTGCTTCTTGATCTTCGTTCGTACAGCTGAAGAGAGATTATCTATATCAGTACCCCCAGCAATGAGTTTTATTTCATAAGCGCATCCGGGTGGAGTGGCCACGGCATCTCCCCACCAAGCATACTCTTGAAAGATATGTTGGATAGGAACCGCACTGGCATCCATATACTTGCCCTTTATTAACTCTGTGTTATATTCATTATTCATTGTTTATTACTCTTTCTCCTCTTCCTCAACAGGAGGATGGCCCCCCTGTAGTATAACCGATAGAGCCTCTAGAATCTCAGGCTTATCCATCAGCACCTTCTCAAAGTCGTCACGACGGAACCCCTTCTCCTTCTTCTCAGGGTCACGGAAGCGGTACCAACCACTTGTGTGGGTTATCTCTCCCGCCTCCATCAATACGTCCAGAGCAGAGCCATAGAAGTCTGGCCCTGTAGCACTGTAGAAATCAAACGTCCTCTTGAAGTCCTTACGGCAGCAGGTTTTACACTCGGGGTCAGTGCAACCAGCAATACGGGTGTCAATCAGGGTGGCAAGGTGGACATGCCCTATAGGACTAGCAGGGTCATCGCCGATCTTAGATTTCTTCTCTAGTAGGATGGTGGTCAAGGCGGCGTGACCTAAAGGGTCTTCCCCCATCCAACTTGTCCTTGATGGCGTAAACCCTCCAAGGTTGATCTTCTGCCTAGGCTGCGTGGTGATGACCAGCCCAATACGCTGCCGATTGACCAGCATGGTCAGAACTCTCAACTCTTTCCTGATGAGGAGGGACTGTGCGCCTAAGGCGGTCTTCTCTCCCTTCGCTTCCTTCTCTAGGGGAGCCCCAGCAATACCGTCTACTACAATAACCACATCCTGATCAAAAGAACCGTCTCGTATGGCCTCAATCATTCTCTTCAAGCCCTTGAATAGTTCCTCTAAGGTATCAGGTTGAGCAATGATAAGCTTATCTAGGTCAATACCAAACTTCTCTGCTCTTGAGAAGGAAAACCTGCCCTCAGTATCAAACACTACAGCTAGTCCGCCTCTAGTTTGTATCTCAGCCAAGATGTTCAAACAAATAGTACTTTTTCCTGAACCATAGGCACCAATCCAGAGACTAATACCCCCAAGAGGAACACCAGGACGCCCAATAAGAAAGTCCAGAACGGGGCAACGAGTGCTGACATACCCTGTGGGCTCCGCAATAATGTCCCCCTCACGCCCTAACTGTACCGTTAGGTCGCCGTCGCTCTTTTGCAGGCGCTCAATGACTTCCTTTGGGTCAGTCATAATGAGTAAGTAGATATATGTTCAATGTTACAACGGCTAGCCCTATGAATAGAGCACTCACTCCTAATATGATCGATAACCCTTGTAACCCTAGCACCAATTCTACCATCTTACTTCTTCTCCAAGTGCTTATTTAACCGCTCCATAGCTGCCTTTGGGTTAGTCTGAGGCGGACTCTTAGGTTCTGCCTTCCCCTCTTCAGTCACAGGTTCAACAGATGAAGTAGCCTCACCAGCATCGTCATCATCACCCCAGCGGCTCCTTGGTGCTTCCTCTGCTGGTGCAGCAAGAGCAGGCGTCTCTACTGGAGCGGATAAGGACACAGCCCCGCTAGCCCGACCTTCGATAAGAGCCATCATCTCGCTGGGCTCCAAGGCAGGAGCGACAGACATCAAATCTATCAGCTCTTCATCTAAAAGGTCGCTACTACCAGGGAAGGGACTGGGCTCACTTACCTTGAACTTCATAGTGAAGAATTTGTTTCCATCCCAATCCTCTTGTTTTGCCCGAATACGTAGATCGCGACCATGCTCGACATGAGATAGATCACCGTACTGCTTGAAGAAGTAGTACAAGGGGAGGTCACTCTCCTCATCCATGTCGTACTCCGTACCTTGCTTACCGAGGAATTGGAGTTTGTTGAGTCCCAATAGGTAAATCTTCTCCTCTGCCAGACCACCCTCCTCATTCAGATGAACCACATTTAGGAAGGTACGTACAGACGGCCTGAGCATTGCCGCCCCCTTCTTGTCGCCCCCCTTCTCAAGATCAAGTCGTAGTTGGCAGGCAGGGCACTCACAGATACCTGCTTCCTTCAAACAGAGTACCATCTGATTGTGTGGACCAAGGTAATGGCAGGGCCTGACAAGATACGGAGTCTCCCACGCAGGACGCTTTGGACAGATACGTCGATAGTTAGGGGCGTACTTATCCTTAGTGCCCTCTATTTCATCCCAAGGCTTTTTCTCTGATGCGTAGTCCTTTTGAAGCTCTTCAATAAGAGCATCAGTTTGACTAGTGTCAACCTCTGACGCCCACTTCTTCATATCGCTCTTACTCATTGATGCACCTCTTTCTGAGTCTCGATACCATAGTCTACCGTAATAGGACGGGCCTCGTCAAGTGCCCGCCTAATATCCTTTGGTTCTACTGAACAGGGGTCTGTCCCCGCAGGGAGGGAAGCGATAGACACATTCAGCATATCGTAGGCCAGCTCCCTACCCTCCTTCTCAATGGCAGCCTTACGTCCAGCAGTATCCCCGTCTCTTAAAAGCACAACGGACTTGGGCTTGAGTTGTTTCACCAAGGCTCTCTGAAGCTCTGTGAGGTGTGCGCCTAGAGTAGCTAGTGTGTCCGGATATTGAAGTTGCCACATCCTGATAGCATCAAAGACACCTTCAACAAGAATAAGATTCTCTGGAGGCGAGACATGATTCTCCTCCATGAGCCAGTCATATCCGTACAAAGCTCGCTCTGCCTGGCTACCTTCCGGCATTAGTACCTTCTTTTTTTCGTTGGGGAGCCAAGTACGAGCAACAAAGGTACGTAAGAACCCTTGCGTCCAGATTGGAACAATCACACGATGATGATACTTTCCTACCAAACAATAGCCAATACCCATATCAGCAACCCAACCCCCATTAAGTTTCCGAGACACTAGGTAATCGCTGGCTATGTTAGCCCCCGTATCGCATTCCAACTGGAACCCCGGTGGTAACTCTACGGAAGAGGGAGGAGGGGGACGAGAGACAACCATAGTAGGCTTCTTCTCATCTCCCCCTCTGATCTCCTGCTCCAGTATGATAGCCTCTTGGTAGGAGAGGTCGCACACTTTTCTAAGCAGCCTGTTTAAGCCACCTTTCTCATCGCACAGGAAACAAGTCCATAGTCCTGTAGCTGCTTCCACGTAGAGCTTCTGCTTCTCGGAAAAGCACAAGGGGCAGGCGATGACCAGCTCTGTGTCTCCTTCTACCAACCTGACCTTATGGTTGTGGCCTTCTAGGGTCTCAATGAGAAGTTGTGTGTTCATCTCCAGCCCGAGTCTACCTCATACTTTGAGTCGTCACACATACATATGGACCAACAGCACTCACACTCCATACAGTAATGGTCATCATCGCAGAGAGTACACTCTTTGCACCAGATACAATAAAGTTCCCCATCGTGTGTCATTCAAGCGATCCTTTCTCAGGGTAGTAATCGTATCCTGGCCAACCTCTAGGCCCTCTTCCGAACTTCGTTAGGTAGCGCCACCATACACCCTGTGCCCCATGCTTCGTTTCTTTGATTGCATGTAGTTTCATAAGCGGACCCAGGTAAAAGTCCTTCTCTTCCACAGTTTGAGACATCGCAACGACAAGAACAGCCCTTTGGGCTTTCTTGAATGAATCCCCTATATGCTTGAGACTGACACGCGCACGTTCTACCCCTTCCCGATTAAGTTGTGCTGTACTCCAAGTAGGTATGCGCATAGCATGACAAATATCTCTCATAATGTCTGTGTATACTTCCGCTTGGGATAGATACAAACTAGGGTACGACTGCCGGGGAGTAATGTCGTCCGCACTATCCAGCAGCAACAGGTCAAAATCCCCCTCTTCCATACGTCGTTGTAGGGCAACGACGGTAGGTTGCCCATCCTCAATGATGATACTCCCCTTATCAGTGACACCCCACTGTTTTCGCTTCTTCATCAGATCGCCCACTACGGTGTCGGGGTCAAGGTCTTGCTTTGGTATTTCCAAGAGACCTGTGAGAATACGCTCCCCAATTATCTCCCTACCTAGTTCGTAGGTTAAATATAAAACTCTTTTGTTAGCTTTATATGCGGACACCGCCAAGTAGCACATAAATTGAGACTTGCCTAAGTTTGTAGGCCCCGCAATGACGGCTAAGTCCCCCGCCTCTACGCCTCCCTCCAGTGCCTCATCGAACAAGTCAATTCCTAGTGGGATAGGGGCGTCCCTAAAGCCTTTCTGCCGCCTTCGTATGATTTCCTCTAGTCCATCACCAGTGCTGATCTCTATAGGCTCCTCTCGCTGCTCTCCAGTGACCTCACGTAGGCCCAGTAGCTCGGAGAAGGCACTGTTGCGGTCACCAGCAACGAGGCGAGCACGAGCACGGTCAAGGGCCATACCTACATGATAGTTCTGCACCCACGACTCTGCTGCTATCCATGCTATAGGACGGTTGGAGTCAGTGAGTTCGTAGGCACTAGTGATGTCTGTAAAGATTTGTGTATAGTTCTCATACAAGTCTTCATCCTCAACAGCTTGGCCAACCCAATAGAGATAGGCTGAGTAGTCCATGAGCTGGTGGTGGGCGTCCCAGTGCTCCAGTGCGGCTGCCAGCATGAATCGTGTTGGTCCCTTAGGTAAGGCCTCTGGCTTCAGAGCGTGACGCCACTTCTCAAGGAAGGTAGCGTCACCAAGGACGAGGGCCATGGCCCAGAAGAGATTAGTCATTACAGATGGTACTGAGATTTCGAATGTCCCCAACCCCGGCGTACCCCATTAGAGTTAGCAACGGTCTCTCCCCAACACCATACACACTCAAACCACCAACTGCCCTCATAAGAATAAACCTCATAATACTCTGCTCGGAGCCCAAAACGATCACAGGTGTCACATCGTTTACACCAATAACGGGTGGAGTCTTTTGTCCACGACCCCCCCGGCCCATGTGTGCAACCTTCGTGCTTACGCTTCACACCTAATCCCCTGAGTCTCGATAACTACCGCCCCACATTTCTCAGCCCAAGTCTCTGCATCCTCCCTAACATCAAATACAGGCAGGAATCCTACTGGCATACCCGGCTTAAAGTTTATCTGGATGGGGCGTCCATCTTCTGTTAAAGCGCTCCATTCCTCCACAGCTAACACTGCGTACTGCTTACGTGGCTTATCCATCTCTCTTCAACTCCTGTTTCATACGTGTTATCAGGGCAGCAAACATAGCGAAGTGATGCGGAAACTCCCGCAGTTTGTCGCCATGATCTAAAAAGAAGTGGTTTGCCAACTCCTGAAGCTCCTCTATGGAGTGCTTCTTAAGTAGGGACTGAATGATCTTATGGCCTTGAGGCTCTGCCACTCTGTAAACGTACTCAATACCCCGCTTCCTACACTCATCCTTCCACCAGTTCAGGAAGCGTATGTGAGCTGGCTGCTCTTGTATCGGCAGGGGAGGTAGGTCAACATCCTCCCGAATGAGGAGGGTGAACCTATTACCACCATCAGAGATAGTGATGCTCTTCATCCCACCTTCTCAAGTAGAGTCAGCTCTGAACAAGAGACAGTGCTGGAAGGGGCAGGCGTTAGAAACTGAACAGGAGAAAGTGTATTCTGCCAAAAAGCAACAAACCTACTAGGACGAAATGGATTATACAAGTATTGTACAAATTTGGTGTCTTTGGCCTCTGCCCTCCATACTTCGTAAGGCCTTGTAACACGGAACTGTAATGCGTCTTTACGTCTAGCAAAGGCTAACAGTTTGGTGTCTATGGGGGCTATAGTAGGGGTACCAGGCTCACTGTACTCAATACCTCCCTGTCCCCGAGAAACGATAGCGGAAATTCTCTTACCTCCCCGTCTCCGAACGACTTTCCAGACAATCTTAGTCTTTGCCATTGTGATGCACCTCCTCTAGTGAAATCTTACGAAGAATGCGAAGCCCGCAAATGTAAATAGCTACTGCTAGAATGAAATTACCAGCCATACTACACCTCCTCTACTTACTTTTCTCTGCTGCCTTCTTAGTGAGAAAGTCCTTCTGCTCCTGTGTGACAGGGAATAGAGGATTTCCTTGATAGTCTACTTCTTGAAACTGGTTTACTCGATAAGGGTGACGACCGTCTTCGTTAAATTGGACCTCAACCCTCTCCTCAAAGAAGCGCGACTCAACTAAGGATGCCCCGGGAGGTAGTGCTCCTAATGTAAATTGAATTCGGTATGAGCCAGGCAGCATATCTCGACACGTTCGACAGTAGTATAGAATATCTATGAACGCTGACTCCTCAGGATGCGCCGAACTTAGTGTTATGATCTGGTAGGGAACCAATCCTTCTACTATGAACACACCATGACATCGAGTACAGACGCCTCCCTTAGTCTTCTTCTCGTCACAATTAAATAATTTCATGAGATACCTCCTCTTGAATTCTACCGTACCGTTAGCCGGTTTGCAACCTCTGCAACAACTCTGCCCCAAACAAATGACTAGGAGCAATAAGCTGCCCTTCGTAGTAGAGCCTGCTATTCTTCATGTTGAACCCTTCCTTAGCTCCCTTCACACCATTACACCGCCTGCAACACCAAACCATATTTCCAAACGCACTCTCTGAACCATTACTACAGCGGGGCATTACATGGTCTACCTCCACCCCAGGCTCCCCACAGTAACGACAGAGGCCCCTGTCACGGAGTTTAAGGAAGGCATGTGCTCTCTGACGCCGTTTCTGTGCTGAACGGCCATTAGAGGGCTGTCTGTAGCGCCTTCTCCTCTTAATGTGCTTAGATGCCTGAAGGCAGCAGGGTATGAAGGTGGGCTTAACCTGAAACTTGTGCCCATTGGAGCAGTATCTCTTGACAATGGTTGTATCCATGAGTCATGCTCCTAGTTCCTTGGCTGCACGGCGGAGGAAGCGGCCTAGTTCACAGTCCTGATCGTGGCCTTCTCGTTGCCCGTTGCCGCAGAAGTCGCACCGGGCTTGGCCCGCCACTGGCGCACCGTTCCAGCCTAGTTCCTCCAGCATCAGCAGCGCCTTGCAGGCGAGGTCACGCAGCACCGGGGCGGCATCTTCGAGCCAGCGCCTAGCCTCAAAGAGCGAAGGTGGGCTCTCACCGCCGAAGGACGGGTAACACTTCCGACAAGGCCGCAACTTGAGCTTGATCACTGCACGCCGTATGTGGGCCATTGTCTTTGCCCTCTCGCCAGTGCAAGCGGCACACCAGTCCTTCCCTTCAGCGAGAGCATGATAAACCTTGGCGCGACCCCCCTCAGCATAGACTACATCGCTGCGAGAGATCGCGTCCTGCTCACTAAGTTCCCTCACCCGTCGGCACGCGTCTGTTATAGCGCTCATGACTCCTCCTCTACTATCTCAGGGAAGCCTTGAATGGTGGCTTCTAAGAGCGCAGCTAATCTGAGAGCCTGTTGATAGGTCTCTATAGCTACGTGAGTTGCTGCTACTGTATGGCGCATAGCAAACCAACTGACTTCAACGGAGAAGGTGGGCTTAGAGAAACTCTCGTACAGAATAACAGTGGCGGAACCTCCCCAAAGAGAGGATTCAAATTCTAAGTAAGCACCGTTTCCTGCTTGGAGGGACTTCTGTGCTTTCAGAAATCGCTCATAGTCGATGTTTACACTATCAGGACTGCGCCTAATGACGGCAACTAGAGTTTCTCTTGCTTCTTGGATGGTGATTGTCTTAGACATGGGTGTTTTCCTTTCTCACTTTAACCCTGAGTAACCTACCTATAAGTTTATTGTTGTATAAACGAACCACCGGCAGTAGGCTACTCACCCTTTTCTTTTTGTGGGTGAAAACCCTGGGTAGGCTACTCACCCTTTTCGGCTTTTCTGTATCTGTATTTACTATTATTCTCTTATGTTATTGCAGTACTAATGAAGAGTAACCTACCTATAAGTTTATTGTTGTATACCTGAATAAACTTATAGGTAGGTTACTCACCTTTTTCGCTTTCAGGCTCGCTTCGACAGGCGGCGCGGGCCTTGGCGAAATCATCGAAGCTAGCCCAGGTAGTCCAATGAGACTCCATAGGGCGCTTCTCGGCGTGCTCGATGAAAGGTTGCAGCGCCTCCCTGGCCTCGCCCGGCTTGGTCTCACGGTCATCGCGATCTTGGCAGGCCATTCGCACCTCGGCCTCTAGGTCTTGGATGCGCTTCGCAACCTCTAGCGTGTCCCAGTTAGGAAACTCCTGCTTCCAAGGCGTTAGCTCCTGCTCCAGGCGGGCTTTGTCTTCCTGCGCGTTGAACAACCAGTCCACCACCTCATCCAGATTCCACATGCCATGCTGTGCTCTTAGGTGCATGACAGCGCGGCGGGCTTCTCGGGCTGTGTCCTCCGCCGTAATTGGTTCACACATTAGGGGTTAGTCCTTTCTCTTCTTCCTCTGGTATCGTGGGTGGTTCTATCTCTTCAACTGGATCGGGTGCCCAGAGGTTGATAGCTACTAGCTTGTGCCCAGGAGCCTCAGCTTTGAGGTAGACAATACCCGCTGCTTCTAGCACCCCCCCCTTCTCTAGTGCCTCTATGATAGCCTCAGTGAGCCCTGCGGGGTGAAGGTCGCCAGTGAAGCCTATCTCTAAGCTCAGGTGTTGGCTTACGATATCGATGTGTTTCACCCTTTCACCTCGCAACATTCTACTCTACGGATTATCTCTGCCCAGCCAGCAGTAAGGAACGGTCCCACTACGAAGGCGAAGGCCCAAACAGCCAGCGGGTAGCTGCTAGGCTCGTACCATTCAACGACGAGCCCTGTTACCAGTGCCCCCCACGTTAGGAGGATAGCCACCTGTGTGTTGAGGCAGAGACGACAGTTATTGAGGCTTACATGTAGGGCGTTCAATCTTGATCCGTACCAGTTCAACCTAACCCGCTGACGCAGGGGCTCAAACAGCGCGCCGTCACTGATGACACGGGCAAGGTGCCAAGTGGCTAGGCCCAGAGCGAAGGTGGCTACAAGGGATGTGGTTAGTAGGTCAGTCATGTCTTAGGGCCTCTAACCAACAGACAGCAACAGCCGCTACCTGCACAAGCTCTTCTTCAATCTCTGCGTCTGTCTTGCTCTCAAGTATGGCGTTTGCTACCTCTCCTATCTCCTCACCTAAGATGAGGTACCATTCGTTAGGATACAGGGCACGTTGTGATCCCCACTTATTATCTTGGTGCTCTCGTTCTGCTGATATCATATCGAAGACTTCTTCTTGAATGTTCATTGTGGTACTACCTCCATGAAATCTACAGTGCTGCAAGAATACGCGGGCTGTTCCTTATAAGTTTTCAGGCGTCGCTTGGCGTGTGCACTCAAGTAGCGACCCTGATCTAGAAAATCAAACACGAAAAGCCTATCCTTTCCCTCTGATGTTCTCATACCACGTCCAACCTTCTGGATCGTGAGATGTGGGGCTTTTCCGCCACCAGTTATGATCAGGTAGGCAAGAGGCGGTATGTCCAACCCCTCCTCCCCAATCTTCGAGACCACAACTACGTTCAAGCTCCCGTCCTTTAGACCTGCCCATGCTGCCTGACGTTGGCTGGTGGGAGCATCACCGGCCAGGAATTGAGTACCGAGAGCCTTGGCGAGAGACTCCCCATGGGCTATACGCTCCACTAAGATAACGACAGGACCACTCCCCGTCTGGTCTAGGTGTTTGGCTAACTCTACTATCATGTGATTGCGCCCCGCGTTCTCCACAATACCGTATTTGACGGCTTTCTGCCAGTCCTTATACTTGTCAAGCGGGGGAGGTACTCGTATTATGAAGACATCAACAGGCACAAGATACCCTTCATCCGCTAACTCCTCAGCCGCTATCTGACACACAGTAGGGCCAAGATGGGCGGTCACACGGAAGAACGTCTCCAAGTCCCCTCCCTTGTCTGGTGTGGCTGAGTATCCGAATCTCCAACGAGCAGACCGGAGCTGAGACATCACTTTATCATATGTTCTACTGGGCAAGTGCTGACACTCATCAACATGTACTTGCCCTATTCTCTCGCGTAACCAAGTCCGAACACGGGTATCCCGCTCTTTGAGTCTATTGTAGAGAGTCTGAAAGGTGGCCACAGTGAGGACGCTGGGCTTCCAGTGACCATCACCAATGATTCCTACGATCTCCTGATTGCCTAGATTCTCGGCAAAACGGGCTACCGTCTGGTGCAAAAGGTCTTTCCTGTGCACGAGTATCAAGCCAGGACAACCGATACGCCTAGCGATTTCTATCATTACCTCTGTTTTTCCAGACCCAGTAGGCAACCAGATAGTGCCTCCTCCATATGCAGTCGCAGCCTCAATAGCCGTGTGCTGATATGTGCGCAATTTCACGTTGTTGTGTAAAAAAGCTAACTTGTTGTCCACAGGCAGAGGCTCAGGACGTTGGTCCCTCAGTTCCACGCTGATGCCCTCCTTGGCCAATCGTTCTACCAACCAAGGAATCAACCCAGCAGAGAAGTTGCCTTTTGCTGTCATCACTGACCGCCAGCCGTCCCAACCGCCCCTCTTATGGGCCTGCGTGAAGATGTACCCCTTCTGCCTATAGCGCAGCACTTCCTTGGCTTGGAAGATGTTGGGGCCGTCAAACTGAGCGACAACGTTGTTGAACGTGATCGAGTTATGGTTCAGGATTAAGCCTCCTCTTCATCTTCATCAAATAGCTCGGTCCACTGCGGATACTTTTCTCTCTTGAACCGCCGTACCTCTTCGATAGAGAGCCTCGTAAAGCCATGTTTGTAGTGGCAATAGACCCCGAATCCTACCAGAAGGGCGAAGGGGCCAAAGAGGGAGAGGAGAAAGTCCTGTTTGGCCCCCTTGTTCTGATTCTCCTCCGCTATGAGCGGAAACTCTTTCTGGCAGGCCGTGTATATGCCGAGGTACGCAAGTCTGCCACATGCCCCCCAAGCTACGGTTGCAATGATGACGATCCCTATGATGGTTAGTGTTGTGATCATAGATTCCTCCTTATACAGGTAAACGTTCCAATAGCCACATGGTTACACCAGCAGTCACACCCACTACTGCGCCCGCTATGATGCGCTCAGTTACGTCCTTCCAATTCAGGGAGCCACGCCAGCGGAATGGTCCCAGGCGGCGTTCGTCTGTCATCTATTGTAGTTCTCCTGGGTACTTTCCAATCCAACAATCGTCACAGATACGGTGCTTGCGCTCGTTCCAGCCCCCACTTACCCGATAGGACAGCCACAGGCGTATGGATGAGTGCTCCTTGCAGAAGGTCTTGTTACACCCATAACAGAGCAGAGTCACCTTGCTGTCGCATAATAGAAGTGACGCACATACACTCCGTGTCATGACTACAACTCCGAACACCTGTTTGGTCTGATCAGCTCTCCGTCTTGAGTAGGCCAACCACCTTCTTCTGATATGTAATCTCTTAGTCCCTCGGTTTCTGCGCCACAGAATTCGCAGAAGAAGGTCACACAGACCTGACCTTTCTCTTTGTCTATCTGGAAAATAGGTACTTCAGCAAGAGGCTCTTCTTCGGTCCAGAATAAGCCATCATCATTGAGAGTATGCTCGCCTTCGCAGTTAGGGCAGGTGTCCCCCTGCTCTAGTAGATCGTCCTCTTCCTCCGCACTAAAGACCTTACCACATTCCTCGCATTGACAGGCGTGGTAGACTAAGTAGGAATCAAAGCACATCTCCATGTGATTGTCACTCTCACACCTCTGTCCTTCGGGGATAGGGGGTGCGTTGTCTATTGCGAATTGCGCCTCATCGTCGTGTATATATTCCATATTACACCTCCTGATCTACTGTCAAGTATTTCTCAGCTTCTAGTTCTGTCAGAGCAGCCCTAATCCCTGTCTTGGACGTGCCGAGGGTAAGTACCAGTTCTTCCATGACCACGTTTCTACCGTGGTCTAGTCCCTGTAGGTAGGTGATGAGTTTGTATGCTATTGGGGACACTAGTTCACCTTTTTGATAAGGGTCAGCTCAGAGCAGGAGACTGTGCCATCTGGTGCTTCTCCCCGCCAAACTCCATTCCTCTTACCCTTCCAAAACGCAACAAACCCAGGATATCCGTCCCCAGACGTAGAAAGGGTTCTCGTATTCGTCACGTTCTTAGCTTTCGCCTTCCATACTTCATATTTGCAACCGAAACCATCACCCAGACTCGTACCGAAACGGACTGCTGTTTCCTTAGTTTTAAAAGCCAGTAACTTAGTGCTTTCTGGAGCCGAGGTAATTTCCCCTGGTGAACTATACCGCACCCCTCCCCATTCCTGGTTGATTACAGCAGAGAACCTCTTACCCCCAATTCTCCGAACAACCTTCCAAACAATCTTGGTCATGATGTTTCTCTCCTATCTAAGAATAAACCCTTTCTTTGGGCGTAGGCGCATGAGCCAGACGGTGAGCATATCCACAATACTCTCTTCGGTGTGGCTCACTTGGAGGGGAACCTTGTCTAGCCCCAGCATACCACGATAAGGGGTGAAGACCAAGGCATGCAGCAACTCGTGGATCGTGACTTCTTCCAAACTCTCTGCATCAGCCCCATCTACGAAGCTGCGTAGATATTCAATTGCGATGTTTCGGTAGGGAAAGTTAGCAACCACCTGCGCCACTGCACCACTGTGATATTCTCCTATTCGGTTTGTGAAGGAGACTACTACACGGTATTGCGTACTGACCCCAAAGAACTTCAGCAGTGGGTAGATAGCCTTCTTGATCTTAGCTACCCGCTGGGCGTCTGTCTTCTTCTTAGCCATTGCATACCTTAACGCAACAGAGCGTAGGGTGTTACTCCTCGTCCTCTATGATCTCTTTGCCTGTTACCTCGTGCGATAGGGTGGCTTGATGTGCCGCGAACCCGTCCCTGCACTCCTCTGAGCAGAATCGTCCCCCTCCTCTGCTGTAGGCTACTGGTACATGTCTGTCAAGAGTGAGGCACCAAGTACAACGCCACTTCATGTCCTCATAGTTATTACAAGCGACAATAATCTGCACTTTCTTGTAGTGTTCTCTGAGTGTGAGTTTGTCTGCTGGTAAGGCAGGAGGCTCGACTAGCGCGTCGTCACTCAGCTCTTCGATGATCACTCGCTGCGTCGTTCCCCCATCGCGATCAGGGCTTCCATGTAGCGGCCTTCATTGCCTGCTAGCCACATGAACGCACGGCTATGGCTATTGCTAGGTACTGCAACACTGCCTTGCCTGACCTCGAAACTGATCTTGTCTCGGCTGATGATGGAGAGTACGGTATTAAAGGCTAACATATTTGTTTCGCCGCTAGCTCGCACTTCTTCCAAGACATCTAGTACGCAGTCCGGTATCGCTTCTACGGTAGTTTCTTCAGTCATCTTCTGTACCTCCCTAGGTAGAATAGAATTCCCACTGCTACAACCTGACAGCCAAGCGCCATGATAGCAATGGTTACCTCGTGGACGCCTATGTCAATCACCCCAAAAGACCAAGGATACGCAGCAACTCGGCTCCGCCTATCCACTCCAGCTCCCACATGTGTATCCAGTATGCAAAGAAGTTCATCAGTACCTCATAAGACATGATCTTCCTCCTCTTCAGGCCCAGCACACACTGAGCAGGGTTCACGGCAAGGCATTACCATGGTCCAAGGACAGGGTACCACGCCTAGGCTCCGTGATGCGCAGGTCTCACAGTAAGCCAGTGTTCCATCCTCGTTCATCTGTACAGCGTCACCGAGACACTCACGCATCGAGCAGCCCCCACGTCCTGCCTTAGACTCTGTTGAGAAGCGATGCCTGCCAAAGGGTACCAGAGACACTGCTTTGTTCCTTGGGGGCTCGCTATGGCCGTCACAGCGCCACAGGTGATGATCTGGTAGCTTCTCACTGTAGCCCGCATACCTAATGTTAGGAGTTCCGTCGTGATTGTGCAATACTTCACTCTTTGCGGTGTTGCCAAGACGTACCTGTACGTTGCCTATGGACTTGTACTGCTTGAAAGGATCAATCCAAATCTTACCCATCTTCTTGACCCTTGGCGGTTCGTGCTATGCCTCTGATCTCTCGTAATATGGTCTTGAGTTGTCCAATGGTGACACGACTGCCTGCTTGTTTTGTGCCACTGTTGGCGGCTTTGTGTGATACGTCCGCGATCTCCTCCAGCGCGGCCAGCAGAGGTTCGTAGCAGTCGGCACGGCGGTCGCGTTCGGTGTTGGCAGCACAGTTCGCTGCTGCCAGGGAGGTAAACGCCGCCCTCCGTGCCAGTTCCGCAACGTCAGCATTCTTGCGTTCGTGAGTGCCAGAATGCCCGTTGCTGAGGGCTCGCGACAGAATGCCCCAGGAGTGAGCCCAGTCCTGGCTGGCCTTAAAGTAGGCCTCTTTCGCAGCGGTGACGGCTCGGACGGTTGTGTGCTCACTCATCTTGTCCCTCCTCTGCCCATAGCAGTTTTGAAAACTCTTGATAGTCTTCAACTAGTACGTCTATCATTTGAGCCATCACATGAGGTGAGGAGTCTGGCGCACTAGACTCTATGCACAAATCAAAGAGGCATTGAGTCAGTGGTGACCTGTCTGTGTCCGGTATACCCGTGGCGTCGGTCCATAGGCGGGCGAGTAGTATCCTCCGTTGCTGTTCAATCTCTGCTCTCATTGTTCGTCTTTCCCCATTTCCAATCCAATGCCTTCCCAAGCTCTAACCATTCAGCTTCGACCTGCTCAAATCGTGCCTGTGCCGTTAGGAACTCCGCGTCAGAAACGGCTTCCTCTAATTGAGTCTGAGCCTCGCACAGGTCACGGTACACGTATGCTAGGTCTCTCATTACCTAGAACGTCATGCCCTTGAGATAAGGACTGTTTTTGACTGACTTCCAACTGTCATTGTCTAGTTCTCTTAGGGGATTATCTGGCGACGCCTGTCCCCACTGGTATGCTTCAGCGCATGTCCAACACAAGAGTGCGTCTGTGACCGTTACCTTTACAGCCTCAGCCTCACATGGATCGTTCGAACAGTGTCGTGTGTTCATCGTCTAGTCCTTTCTACTATTCGGGTGCAGGCCTGAAGGAAGGAGCCACAGCCATCCATCCACATAGGTAGAGTCCTTCTTGCGTACACTCGATGATACACGTGTTGTTGTGTAGGCGGTACGTAGCTGTGTTTGGGTGATCCTGTTGACGACAATGGATTTGCCATCTCCTGAGGAGTATCGCCATTCGGATGGACTCAAGCATCATCGTTTAGTCTTCCTTCTTGTGAAGGTTCCTCGTGTGGGAGCACACTATTGCCCCCTGTCTTGCAGCAGACACAATCTCCTGATAAGCACCGACCTAGGCAGCTCTCGCCTACCAAGGGATACCCGCAGAGGAGGCAGCGCCCGCTTCTTGGGTGCCTGATCGCCTCTATGAATGCGGCGGGCACCTCTTGATCCGTAACGTCTCTCAGTATCGGCATGTTACACCTCCAACAGAACGGGCTCCCCGCGTCTGTTAATGTACTCAACGTTCCGATTCATGAAGGCAACAAATAGTACGTTGCCGTTACCTTGGCATCGTGTCATATTCGCATGCATAGGCAGTAGAGAGTTATCATCCCAGTAGTAGGGCTTGCCTTTGATCAGACCGCCGCAAATCTGGCACGTTGGTTGTTTCTGGTGTTCTGGCATGTTACACCTCGTCGTCTGGGCCGTCAAAGAACTCAGTTTGTAGCCCAGCAGCGATAGGATCGCGGATGTACTCAGAGTCCTGTTTGCTACAGAAGGCGCTTCCCTCTGTCGCCTCATATGCTAATGTCTCTAGTTCTGCCTTCTGTGGATCATCTTCTGTCCAGATGTGAATTGTTGTACGCCATAAGGGTTTCATATTACACCTCCCTCAGATTCGCTTGTGCTGCTCAATCGTCGTCAATGGTACTATTTTCCTAGCTGCCAGGTTGTGTGGTCCAGTAGGAATGAAGCACAGGACACACAGACGGATATTTTCTCCCTCTTCTCTCCTTCCATGGCTATTGTGCCCTGTCGCGTAACGTACGGCATCGTGCCTTGACTGCATCTATCGCATCTTGTGTTGGTCATGATCTAGTTCCTCTCAGGCCACATGTCGGACCAGTACGCCCAGTCCAAACGTTATTCCGAACGCGGCCCCTAGAACGGCACAGGAGCCTAGTGCTTCGCCTAGACGCTTCATAAGGTAATCCATACTGTTTCCTCGTGGTGTATGGGACAGTAGGGGGCGCAATCATCCATCTCAATCCAGCCTATCACCTCTTCGGGTACGCCGACTATTCCGTCTTCCCAGCGATTCGTAGGCTCACCCTGTACGTTCACCAAGACGCCAAGCTCTTCGTCGTTCTCTACTACCCCAGCGAAGCAGTAGTGGACGTATTCCGTAGCCTCACAGGTTAGGTCGGGGCAATAGTATCTGGAGGTCTCGCTTGGAAATTCGTAGACCCCAATCTGTACATGTTCGTCCATCCTACAATCCTCCTAGCTGCTACAAGTCTGGCAAGCTATCACCAGACGCTTGATTGTGTGTACTGCCGGGTTCGTCCGGCCGGTCTGCCGCCCGCATGCGTGACATCTGTTGTTCATGGATTCAATCCTTCCCGGCGTTTTTCTATCTCGATGCGCTGGGCTACTAATCGTAATGCGTAGCGTACCGATTTTCTCCTAGTGGCTACTAATTGTCGCCATCTAAAGCAGGTATCACATGAACGCCGATCCATAATCGTACCTCTCCTCACTACTATCGACACGTCGCTTAGATTCTGAAGGGGGGGAAGGGCCGGTATCAAACAAGTACACTAATCCCGGCCTGTTCGGCCCTTCCCTTGTGGGCTTCCCATCGGCCCTAGCACCTAGCCCAGTCGTAACCGGCCAGGTGTCAGAGTCGTTAGGCTACTGAGGGTCTAGGAATTGGAGTACAGACTCCAACTCCGCAAGCACTAACGTACTGTCCTTACGTAACGTTGCAGCGATGTCTTCCAATTCCTCAACCTTGTGGATCGCGTGAGCCACCACGTCGTAGATGTCTGTAGTAGTCTCGATTGGGTTGACCTTCACAAGGTCTGCGGTTGCTGTCTTTGTTATCATCGTGTTAATCCTCTTCAATCTCTCTTGCCTCATAGTCTGCCCCAAAGAACTCTAGGATAGACTCAAGCTCTTCGACTGCGAACTGTCTGTATTTCCCGTCCGCTATAGCGGCGATCCCGTCTTGCACTACATCTACGATGTCCTGTGCGGTAGCAATGGGTCGTACTCGTGACATTGTATCTCCTATCTACTCTTGACTGGTCCTCTACCAGCACTCGCGCCCTGCGCCTACCCCGCCGGGTAGTGCAGAGCGTGGGGGCTGCTAGGCGGGTACACAGATGCCTTCTTGGCCCCAGTCATTTGTACGGCCACTAGGCACCACGATCTTGACGATAGCCCCTCTAGGGTCGCCACCAATGAGCGCAGCACAGTCGGCAAGTACACACATTCCTGTGATATGAGCCGTGGCACGATCCCATAAGGTATGTTCTTTGTCTGTCAGACCTCGGTTACAGTCTTCCTCGGCTAACCGTTGGAGCTTCCTCGCTAGCATCATAAGATGCCTTACCTCATGGAATGACATCCTTGGGGCTTCCTTACCCATGAGATGCGCGAACTCTTCCCGATCAATCGCTCTTGTCACTGTATCAATCCTTCCTATCCTTCGTCACAGGGCCATAGACCCCAATCACCTTGACTAGAGAAGCCCCAGTAGCAGTCATCGAGACCGAAGTTAGCGTTCATGTACTCTGTAGCTTCGTCAATGACCTCTTGGCTGGACATACAAAACGACCATTCTGTGTAAGAGCCGTCCCCTGCTTCATGGTCCCCACCTTCACAACGCGCGCATCCAGAGTCTTCCCCGCATACTTCAGGCTCAGACATACCCCATGATTCGGCGATCTCGACGATTCGGTCTACCATGTAGATGCCATGTGTATTGTCAACGTAGCATCCTGGCTTATGTAGGTATATCTCATACATAACCTCAATCCTCCGTATCTAGCCGCTCAAACAACGCAGGGTGAATCTCCCGCGCTCGTTGCTCACTGATGTGGCGGCAGTGTGTACGCAATCGCTCCACAGCATAAACGAAACTACATACGACGCTGTTAGGCTCATGGAACAGGGCACCCAAGCCTTCCGTACACCATTCCCCTTGACCGCCTAGGAATGCGGGCGTATCGGTGGACAGGGCGAATACGTTGCCGTCACCTTGACGGTACCGCTTATCCCGTGGACTGTCGTACTCTTCGTAGAATCGAATACCTTTCATGATCCTATCCCTTCACTAACGCACGTTGCTCCCACTTGTGACAGCCGCCATGGAATCCCCTTGCATCGCCTTTCCTGATGCAATGGAACACTCCATACTTGTTGGTTATGGTGTAGTCGCAGGTCTTCATCGCTGTCTCTCCTTGCTAGCGGTAGGGGCTAGGTGGCGGCTGCCGCGATAGCGTCTCGTGCGGGTCGGCAGAACCTACAGTCCGTGTCGTGACTTGGCGGCAAGCCGATCTGGTCGAAGCAGTGACCGCAACAGATGTCTGCCAGGGAGGTCAAGAGTGCTGGGGCCTGCGCGATGAGCTTGGCGTTGGCCTCTGACTCAGCCTTAAGTGCGGCGTTTTCCTTGTCATAGGCGCCGTTCACCGATCCACTCCAATCGTCTACCCTGCCAACGTACCGCGCGCCGAGTATGTAGCGATCCTCTATTCGCCACGGTCCTGGTGTGTGCTTTGTCTCTGCCATCGTGTCTCTCCTTGCTAATCCTTGCAGATACAGTATACGGGATCCTTGCCGCAGGGGGGACACAACCAAACAAGGTTAGGTTGTGTCTCTGCCGCTTTCGCTCCGCATTTGGTACATATGGCGATTGTGCCGTTCTTAATCGTGATTCCTAGTGTAACGTAGGTGATGTCTTTCATTCTCTATGTACCTCCTGTTCACTCTCAGTATCGACCATCTTATCACACTCTGAAGGGTAATACCTAGGCAAATCTGGCGAGATTGCTGCTTGACATGAGATTATGTGTCTGGTAGAGTAAGTGTGGGTCTACCAAAGCAGCCGTTGCGGGTCGTTGTCCGGTAGGTCATCCCCCTAAGCCCTGCTAGCCGCTAGGGGAGGGGTGATTATGTCCGGCATATTAGTCGGGCCACCCCAATCGCCGCAAGGGTAAACGGGCACTTATGCTACGACCCTTGCGGCTTTTCTTATTGTGTAGCAGCAAGAGTCCGACGGATGGCGTTACGTAGGGCAGCACAAGGAAACACATCGCGTTCCTTGGCCTCTAGGTCGAGCCGCTTGAGGATGGTGGTGAGTAGGTGATGCATGTCCGGCGCTTGGGCAATTAGCTTGGCGTTGGCCTCTGACATTTCGTCCTTCTTGTGGTAGTTAGCCATTGTCCGGCTCCTTTCTATGTATGATACGTTACATTCAGTATTAGTTGGTAGTTGGCGAGTCTGACTACCCGCTCACCGCTCGCATCGCTACCCACCCAGCGCCCCACCAGACGTCACCTCGTGCGATTCTGAGCGTTTACACCCCCAAATGGTGTCATCCTACCTCGTACCGCCTGAAATCGACCCTTTGACGCATTTTCAACGGAGCATGCTGCCAGTCAAAGTAGCACTTACTGCATAGCTGGACCGATATGCTTACGATCTTGGGTGACTCCACTACCTGAGTGATTGAGGCTTCCCGCTCGCACCCCTCAATATGGCATTGATACATGATCATTCCCTCTCACTTCCCACCTTACCCCCCTATAGGGGGGTAAGGCTACAGTTGGGCGTGTGATGCGGGTGTCTAGGTGTCCAGATGTTCGGCGGCGAGTCGTTTCAGTCGGCGCGCAATTCCATAACTGCATAGTATGCAGTACCATCCTGGGTTGGGGGGTGCACCATAGTAGTACATGTTTTCCTTGATATGTCGCTCGTTGCATCCTTTACAGTTGATCATTCTCTCAATTCCTCCTTCTAGTGGCAGTACGGGCAGTATCCAATACCTGCAAGGTGAAATCTCGCCTCAAGGTCATGTAGGCGGTCTACTGGGTCCAGTGACTCGTGATAGACCGGGCATGAGTCGGCGTGAGAGCCTGATCTGAGGTGTAATCGCTGTTCTTCGGTCAGAGTGCTTACGTAACAGTTGCACATGTGTTGCTCCTATCCTGCTGTCTGGTAGCTATTCGGTTGTTTACAAGGTCCGTGGGCCATCCTAACGGCCCTTTCACTCTCAGTATCGGCAGCGTAGCATAGGTCTGAAGGGCCGTCAAGGGGCTAAATGTGGGTATATCTATCGATCTTGGGGAAGTGCGGAGGATGTGTGGCCTGATGCAGTAAGGTATCAGTCAGTTGATGCATACTAACCATGGTATACTGGCCCAGCTGATGCACTGTTGCCCCTCGATTGATGCAGATTGCACATGGGTCGCGGTGATGGCCCGTGCTTAAGCTGCTATGTATGTATGCAAGAGTTGGTATAGGCTGGCTAGTGTTGGTACGGTTACGGGATGTTATATTGTGGTGTGTTGTATTTGCGGACGGTGACGTTGTTTTGGGTGTGGTGTGATGTGGTGGTTAGACCCCATGATTACCGAGAGTAAATTTGAAAAAAAAAGTTGTATTGGAAGGCCCTTTTTCTAGTGATTTCCTAGAAAACCACCTCTATCTTTACAAACTGAAATAAGATTGACGAGCCGCCACTCTTATTTCGCCGGAAGGGTGTTTTCTTAACTTAGGGTGGCCCCGCCATGCAGTTACTGTCGTGTCCCTCGATAGGGTTGAGACCGCAATTGGAACATAGTTGGCGGTTATACAACGGGCAGTGGGGGAAGTGAATACCTTCAAGATAGGACTGACACCCTTTACAGTAGTGCGTCTTATAAGTTTCTGTTGGTAGTTCTGTGAGGGCCTGTGCCATGCAGTTACTGTCGTGTCCTTCACTGGGATACTGGTCGCAGTTGCTGCACGTATCTTCCTCGATCCGCCCACACTCCCAACACCTGTCTCGGGTATCGGCTGGTTCTACTTGTGTCCGTAGCTCTTGGACAGGCAAGTCTTTTAGGGCGTCTACCATCTCCTCTGGGGCGTGATAGGTGTTAAAAAGGGAGTCTGTCTCTAGTTCTATCTTGGGCTCCTCTACAAACGCCTCGTTGACTTTCTGAACTAGATCATCCCAGACCTGTTCCGTCAGGCGAGTGTACCCTACGGGGTACCCTACGATGTTCACTGTGCCGTTGCTTCTATCCACTTCAAAAGTCAAGGGACTAATTATAGTGTCAGGCTTCTGTTCACTGGGGTATACTTCTACTCTGGTTGGCTTCATCTGTCTCACCTCCTGTAATTGGCCCGGAGCCAGGGCCTCTATTGGTTATTCCTGGTGTTCTTCCTGCCATTTGGCGTCAAAGCGTTGGTACTCTTCTTGGCTTTTCACCGTACCGGCACCAAAGTCTGCGTCTGCCTGTTCCCGAAACCGATAACTTATAGTGTCTGGTAGGGGTATCCTCTTGGAGTCTGTCACCTCAGGAACCGTGTCTGATAGTGTGTCGCAGGTGAGCTTATTATCGATAGTAATATGAATGAGAGACTCCAGAGGGGGAAGGTTACGTGGATCGCTTTCGGTATAGAAAATGGAAGTTGGTCCGTCTCCTACTCCTCCCTCTGTTACTGCACGAACCTCCCATGTTTGGGGGGTAGGTTCTTGGGGCTCTGGACGGTTATCTGTAGTACGGCGTATGGAGACAATTCGGCACAAAAGGTGCTTTGGTCTCATTTCTTTTATCGGTGTTACCATATCTTTTTCCTTTCAATTAGCTCTCGGGCTCATTGGCTCCGGGCCTATATGTAGTATAGGGAAAGAATCGGTGGCTGTCAAGCTAGAGGTCGTCGTATACAGCGTCCTCCTCGTTATCCCAGAGGTCAGTGGGTAATGGCTTAGGCCTATACGCCCATCGTTGACACATCAGAATTACCCAGAGTAACCAGTTGAAAACAATGATTCCTGCTGAGAGCCACCACTCTTGGCTGATGTAGGCGCCTAGAATCAGTACAAGAGCGATTACAGAGGGTATTGAAGTGGTTAGGGGTACTGTGGATGCCTTTGCTCGAAACTGGTTGATAACCGTTGGAATCAACGCAACAGTGATAATGGCTATCGCAATGGTGAGTATTAGGTCAATCATCTACTTCCTTTCTGAGCACCAGTTCCACCATCCTTTATGATGAAACTGGTTCCTGTGGGTGGTTGCCAATATGATCTACCTCCACATTTTGAACAGAGGATATATCTAGGGGGAGTACTGCCAGCAGGTTCCTGCGTCTCGAAGATATGGTCACATACCGAGCATTTGAATGTTTGGGTAGCGGGCACGACACACCTCTCCTTCTCCTCTTAGTATACCCCCTTGACTTCTCTTTGGCAAGGAGGTTATAATACATAGGCGCGGCCCGCTGAGTGGAGTGGGCACGGTATCACAGCCACGAACTGCCGTGCGATAGATTGGTGGGAACGTGGAGAGTAAGCGGGTCGCGCACGCTACCCTAGGAGTGGTCGAGAGGCAACCCTAGGCTAACGTGGGAGGGAGGCTGACACCCCCTCCCGCTGTTGTTTTACGCTATGATATAGTTAGAAGGAGTTTGAATTATGCCTATCAACCCAAAGGTCGCCAAGAAGGACTTCCCATCCGCTGATACCTCTACTCCATTCGACGTGACGCTGGCCGTTACGGCGACTGCGGAGGATTTGGTTTCGGTACCTGCACTGAAGAAGGGGCGTGCGGTGTCCCTCGTCAACGAAGGCCCAGGCGAAGTCGCCATTGCCTTCGATGCCACAGCGACTACTTCAGACCTCTTTCTTGAAGAGGGTGACGCGTATGATGAGCATGACCTAGAAGTTAGCACTAATATCTCGTTTATCAACGTGACGACGGGACAGACCCCCCGTGTGCGTGGTATTCTCTGGAGCGGTGACTAAGTAAATGCCTATTGTTCCCTCCAAGAAAGCCACCAAGAAAGAGTTGGCGGTATTTCTTTTACCGTCTTGGTTGCAACTACAGACGAATCCTACTGGAAGTATCGAGTCCATAAAGGTTGGATTGAAGGAACTGGAGCGGGCGCTAGGGGCTACTTGACTTCCTTTCTTCTACTCCGTATACTGGGGGTAGGAGGACAAGATGAAGAAGCTAGATTGGTTTGACTTCCACGAGCGGGGAAATCCTAATTGCCCTGCGTGTGTGACTCCTCCAACTCCTTGTGAACATGGCGATGGTTGGATACATACCCAATTTGATGATCATCTAGGAGGGCTGGAGTTGAAGTGTGATGAAGGGAGATGTGCTCTGCCTGTAGAAACTTTTCGGGCAGTAGGAGAGTAAAGTGTCTAGTTACATCCACGGGTTTAGAGTCTGGAATTTTTCTCGTTGTAGTAGAACAAAAGAAATTGTTCTAAGAGGGTCTGCGGGCCAGCACTTGCATAACAGAGTGCAGAAGGCGGCAGAATGTGAAGGTATCTCCCATGCTCTGTGGTTGACGGAAACAGCACAAAAGCGTCTAGAGGAGAATTACGGGAAGAAAGCCCATGAAGGGCCGTCTCCAGATTGGGATTGTTCCTGCGGGGCCTATTTCTTCAGACGGCTTGAGGATGCCCCTCAGGCTCCTACCAATGCGCAGGCGCATGTTACCTGCCTAGAGCGCACCATACTACATCAGGATGGTGGTCGTACAACTCAATACTCTGTTGACTATTTCCTTGCACCCAAAGAAGCTAATATACAGGTGTTTGTGCCTGTTATTGACACAGTAAAAGCACAGGATCAAAACGCTGATGTGGCCTACTCTACTCCAGCAGGCAATTTAAGATATGGTTTTGGTGTTGCTTACCCGTTTATGTTGCCAGGGGAAGCTCTTCCATACATGGAGGTGCTTGAAGAAGTATCCGCCTCCCTAGGAGTACCTATCCTAGATAGAAGAGACTTGAAGGGCTGTCCGGTTTGCCTAGAGGTTAATGGCTGGAGGAAGCCCATTGAGATCGACGAAATCATGATGCGTGAGTGGTTTGGCGCGGGATATGAGCAGCATGAGAAAGATGAAGCTTGGGGGGATGCACTAGATGCTGAAGTATCCGACTGACAAAGAATTGAAAGAATGGGAAGCCCAAGCTAAGGGTGACAAGTCTTGGACGCTTCAGAAGGGGCAGACTAAAAACGCTATCCTACGTCTGATCGCCGCTTTGTTGGAAGAGCATGCACAAAAAACGGTTTGTTGTCATTCTCATCTCGGCGCATCGGGAGATTACGGGGGTGATGGGGTGCCTCTTGCTTTTGTTGTGGAGGAGGAGTAACCTTGGGAAAGATAGGGAAGCCCCTCGTGGTCGAAACTGCTAAGCCAAGGATTCATCCTAAGACACTACCTGAGCCACAGCCAGAGACAGTGCCTAAGGAGCAGCCTGAGAAGGAGAAGGTTCCGGTTATAAAATCTCGACTCAAGGGGAGTATGGCTTCTGTCTCAGTGATGGAGCAGATATATCTTTCGGTGGAGGCAGGTATCCCCCGAGTAGCAAAGTTCTTTGGTGTCCCAGAGCAACAGGTAATAGACGGGTTGGTCGCCCTTGTGGCCCACGCTCATGATGTGTTAAGATATCTAGGGGCTGCGAAGGGTTCGACTGTTAGCAGAACCGTATAGATGGCACTAGCAGGACGGGGGATCGTTACCCCCCAGCTCCACTAAAGCTAATAGGGGGTACAGTCTTGAGACCTGGAACAAAATGGCTAGCTATATTCCGTGAGCCTGTCGGCACTCACATGACACAGGCATGGCCTCCTGACAACCCTGGCGTTTTGGTGCAGCATGTACGTCGTGCAGGCACTGAAAAGGAACTGAGCGATGTCGTCTATAAGACTTTAAAGCAAGGTTACGCGCCAGATCGTCTTGTTATGGGTAAATACACGGACGATAAACGTGTATTGTTCCGGTTGGTGCCTGATAGTTGGATAGAACTACTTTCCCCTAAGGATCGTCCTACTGTACAGGGCAAAGCTTCGTTATAGACTAAATAGGGAAGGATGATTCGTATGGATTTAGAAGCACGAGCAGTGTTACAGGACATTCAACCTAGCGATCCTGTGGAGGATGCCCCCATTCCGTACTGTGAAACAGCAGTATCGTTCAGGGTCAAAGATTATGGCGAATTACGTGTAAACTTCCCTATTGCAGGAACTGTAACCTTCACTGAGGAAACCTGGAAGGAAATAGTTGAAGTTGTAGACAAGGGATTTTCTAGAGTTAATCCTAAAGTGCGTGAATCCCATACCATGCAAAGATACATGGGGATAATGGGGACTACGCCTGAAGTTTAGTATCTTAGGCCGGTAGTCGAACCCGGAGTCGCGGCAACGCCCCCTCCTGTGAGTTGAGAGGGGGCGTTGTGGTATTCATAAACATTACTACTTGACATTTCTTTCCTCTCCCCTATACAATACAAGTAGTGGGCGACGCATGTTGTCCAATCTACTCTTGCAAGAGGAGGAATTACTATATGTATGAAACTGCGCGTGTGGAGCCACGTATCGAGCGCAGTCAAACAGGTGTAACCTACACCGACGAGCCCGCGCTACCTCGCGCCACACTAGACGGAGCACAGTTCACAACTGACTGGTATATGAATCACCTGTTGCAGGGTAATGTCAAGATGTGCAATATTGGTTCTGCTAGCGACCCTGTTACCTCTGCGGGGGCATGGGTGAATACCACTCCCGATATACACATGCAGATTCCTAGTGGAACTGTTGTTATCCCTGTATCCCTTGAACTCAACATCGACTTGACGATTGATGACACTGATCTAGAGCTGGTAGTGGCCTTCTCTAATTCTCTCGATACTACGGATAGTGCTACGGGCGTAACTGTCTACAATATGAAGAATGACCTGCCCGCACGTAGTAATGTGGCGGTAGGGTACACGGCTACTATTACTGCTATGAGCGGAAGGTATCAGGAACTCTGGCGAGCCCATGGCGTATTCGGTGCGACGGCTGTGGCGGCTCAAAATGAAGAAGGGCGGATGCCTGATCGTGTATCCTTTGACGCTCGGCGTGATGACCCTACGGCCTGTATTGTTGGTGCCTCCGAATTATCAGTTCACGTTGCAAAAGGTGCATTCACATTCTTTGGCAGACTCGTGTGGATTGAACTTAATGCGAATAAGGCTATCTAAGCTCGAACTAGGAAATCAAAAGGAGAACGAATCGAATGACTAACACACGAGATGTGGAACCCCTGGTCGAGCGGAGCCAGACGGGTGTAGGATATAGAGCAGCTACCGCACCGCCCCGTGCGACTTTTGATGGAGTGCAGTTTACCGCAGACTGGTATCTTAACCACTTGTTGCAGGGCAACGTCAAAATGGTTAATATTGGAACGGGCACTTCAGTTGTAGCATCTGCGGGTGCTTATGATGCCACCAAGCCTGATGTTCATATGCAGGTTCCTCAGGGAGTCACTGTATTCCTAGTCAATATGGAACTCAATATTGATGATTTGGTGGATGACCAAGATATGGAAGCAATATTGGCCTTTGCCGACTCGTTGGACACCACACCTACAGGCGGAACGGCTCAGACCGTCTACAATATGAAGAATGACCTGGCTGCGGGTTCGGGTGTTACTGTCCAGAGCGATGTTACGGCAATTACGTCGCCAGCAACGGCAGGTAACAGGTATCAGGAGATTTGGCGCGCAAATGCTACTCTTGGTGCGGCCCCGGAGGCAGGAAGTAGTGAAGAGGGTATGTTCACACGTCTTGCTTATAGTGCGCGGGCTAAAGACCCTATGGCGTGTGTTATTGGTCCGTCTGAGATAACACTCACTATTGGTAAGGCAACCTTCAATTACTTTTCCACTTGGATATGGGTTGAAGGCGAAACCGGCATAATCGTCTAGGAGGCGTAGTATGCCTTGTAGCCAAGACCACAAGAACACAATCGTTACTCCTGCTCAGGATAACAACGCTCCCAGCCAGTCTGTCCCTGCCGACCACGTGTCACAGACACCTGAGTTCCTGACGAAGCTCATTCAGGAACTGAAGAGTCTTCGTCAGGAGCAGAGCGAACTATTCGCCAAGATGTACCCTATGTCGTCTTCGGTTGAGAGGGCTGCTCCTCCTACAAAGCCCCCGTATGAGCAACTAGAGGAGTACAAGCGTCAGGATCAAATACTAGATCAGAAGATTGGTGCTCTGAAGGGACAGATACAGGAGTTGCATGTCCTTCTAGCACGTCCGTTCGTAGCAGACACAGGGACTTGAGAAGGCTTAGTGCCTGAAACTCTGGGAACAAGTAAGTCCGTGTCGGATAGTCGCAAGAAGCGTGCTACTGTTCGGAGTAAAAGTAAATTGAAGTCCCATAAGGCATGTAAGATACTTCATGAGGGAAACTTTGATAGTGACAAACAACGACGTTTCGTTGCTTCTAGATGTAAGGAGAAGAGGAAGTAATGCCTATAGGTGATTCTGCATTTATACGTAGTGCCCGAAAGCGGTTTAAGGCGGGGGCATCAGATGCCGCATTTACGGCAAAGATAACTAAAGGGTTTCAGTCGGGACAGATGACACCGACTGATATCTTTGCGGCTATTGGTGCTCGGGGAGCACCTACTGGTAGAAAAGTACCTCCCCGCCGACCTCCTGTTGGCAGTGGTGGGACAGGGATACCCGGTCCCGTAGGAGTAGCACCTGGACCGGGAATGGTGGCTCCAGGCGCTACCGGGCGAATAAGACGCCGTAGCGCAAGAGGAGCCCCAGGTACGGCAGCGCGTGGGCGTAGGATTGGTAGGGCTAATGTTCGTGCAAAGCAGGAGGAATTTCGTGAGAGCATTTTTCCCCGAGGAATGACTCGTGCTAGATTTGGTGCGGAACAGAGGATGAAAGTAAAAAAGGCGGCGAGAGGTCGGCGTGGAACGACCCGTGCAAGCGCAGAAGCTACGGCTAGGATACAGGACAAAGAACAACTTCAATTAGGTAGAGTACAGAGCCTACAGACACGTATTGGCTTTTTCTAGGAGTTAGAGGTGACCACAGTGACGGAGGGTGATAATTGTGGGTGTCAACGACCTTTGGACTTTAGTAAATTCCATAGACACCTTCTTGGGCGTGGTAGTTCTCCTATGGTGGGGTGGAAGACGCTTTCTCCCTTGGTGGCGAGGTAGATAATGCCACAAAGTAATCGCTCTCGTCGTAAACATGTGAGGCGACACCTTTCAACGCGTCGTCGAGCACGAGGCCAAGCAACTACGGTTGTGAGAAAGGCTCTCTCCGAATTGCCTGAGCATATACGTTCGCAGATTTCTGTAAAAACATCTACAGTAATTGATCAAGGACTGAGGCGAGGCACAAAGGTGGCTGCTGCTTTTGCTAGTGTCGATCCTGAGGCATCGAGACCTACAATATACTTCTTTACCGATAAGAAAGGCGATTTAGTCGCACCCCAAACCAAACTCTTGCCTATTGCCCGCCATGAAGTGGCACACATTCTCCCTACTGGGAAGGCTAAACATCCTGCAATTAGAGCTGCCGGACAAGGCTCACAAGATTTAATGTCAGGAGTTCAGACACAACACGCGGGCAAGTTTCAACAGAATACCCGAGAACGTCGGCGAGCCTTATTGCATTATGGAGCAAAGAACAAGGGGAAGTCAAAACTTCCTGCGGTAAGATAAAATGCCTCCCAAGACAACCGCCCTTACGAGGTTCGAGCAAGGAGACTACTCTGACCCTAACGTCCAGCGGTTATTCTTCGGCGAAGAACCCCAGGATGAAATTGATTGGATAGAGACTCTCTTAACTATTCCTTCTGAAAAGGGGGGTATGGTCGTAGACTTTCATCTGTACCCCCAGCAGATACAGATGTCTCACAACAAGACTGGACGTGATATTACTATCAAGGGCCGTCAAACTCGCGCATCCTCCTTCATATTAGCTAAGAACCTCCGTAGGATGGTGGGGCCGCACAGTATGACGTGTCTAACAATGACGCAAGATGACCAAACCACTGCGACTTTTCGCGCTCGTATTGAACATCACCTGAGGGACTTAGAGCAGAAAGGCTTTCCCCATCCTCATCGTTCCAGTAAGGAAGAGTTGGTCTTTACTGATACAGGTGCTCGTTACCTTTGGGGGTCGGGAAATGAATTAACGGCAGGTCGTGCGTACTCTGCCGGTATAGTTCATTTGTCGGAATATGCCCACTGGCCCAATGAGCGCGCAAAAGCCTTGTTGGGGGGTATTCTCCCCTCAGTGCCTGGTGCTCCTGTAGGGTGGTTGGATATTGAATCCACCCCCAATGGAGCTGAAGGTGAGTTTCATAGTCTAGTGCAGGGCTCTCAACTGTACGATCCTATGTCGAGTTGGTCTACACACTTCTATCCCTGGCATATCGAACCCCGCTATCGTGCGGGCACTCTCTCTGATACGACTGCTTGCGATCTCACGTATTCCTCTGAGGTGTGGGCACAAATACTTCGTGAGTTTCACCCCACTGCTGATGAGGAGAAACTCATGGTAGAAGTGGGATTGGACGTGGGCCAGATAATGTGGCGGCGTGTTAGGAAAAAGGAGCAGGATAGGACTGATGCTCCCTTCCTACAAGAGTATGTTGAGACGCTAGAGGGTTGCTTCCTATCTAAAGGAGGTAACTATTTCGCGTCACTGGACGGTATTGATCACTTGAAGAGACTCCGGGATGGTATTGAGGAGCCTTTGGAAATCGTACAATCGGTGTTAGGTAGCTCAGTAACTTTTGGGGGGGATGGTCTCCATATTTGGCAACATCCCGATTTAGGCCGTCCTTATGCTGTGTGGGTGGACTGTGCTGGTGGGGGGTTGGATGCCGCTGCTGATTATTCGGCTATCAATGTACTGGATTGCGCCAGTATGATACTTGCGGCTCGGTTGTGTGTTAAAGCCGCACCACAAGAAGTTGCCCCAATGGCAGTGGCTATTGCGCGATTTTACAATAACGCCTTGTTGGGAGGCGAGCGTGATGCGCTGGGGTCGGTATGTGTAGCTAAGATTCAAGAAATTGGCTATAAAAACCTTTGGTATTTCATTGAACCAGGTAAATCTATGAGGATTGATAAGCCCGTAGAAAGCCCCTGGGGTCATCCTAACCAGATGCGACAGGCCATTCTTGGTGCTCTTCGTGCGGCGGTGTTCGATAGTACATTTAAGACCCGAGACGCTTGGGGTGTGCGTCAGATGGGCGCGTTCACTCTGATGAAAGTAGCACAGAAGAGGGATGGCCTCAAGGCGGTAGGTAAAGGTCAGAAGGATGATATCGTAATGTGCTATGCTGGTCTTTGTTATATTGCTCCTTTAACAGGTGCGAGAGCTATGGCTCCCCCGAAAGAGTATGGAGAGAGTAGGCCTATAGAGCCGGGAGAGACAGTAGTTGTAGGGCCAACAGGGGTGGTGCTTAGCCGTCAGAAGGAGGGGACTAGGGTCGCTGAGCCCTGGATGAGATAAATGCCCCATAAACCTGACCACGTAATTTCGAGTAGGGCACGACGGCGGATGATAGGAAATCCTGAGCAGAGGCTACGGGCTTTCGCTAAAAAGCAAGAAGCTGCTATTGCTGCGCTATCTCCCACTGAGCAGAAGATAGTGAAAAAGTCGGGCTTCGCTACTCGACCACAGCCTGTACGCCTTGATACCTCTTTGGCTAAGCATTTTAGGACATCCCCTAACTTCGTAGCTTTTGCGATTAGAGGGTCAGAAGGATTCAAAACTACTCGAACAGGAATTGTTACAAGCGGAGGTCTTGGGGGACTGAGTGAGTTGGTTGGGGCTCGTGGAACGGAATTAGCGCGGCATGAAGTTCAACACCAAGTATTGGCCCCTAAAAACCTTACTTTTGAGCAAGAGCATAAGATTATTGAAAAGGGGAACCCTCTAAAGAAGACAGGTGTAACTCCTCGTACCGAATTGACTCCAGTGCCCCGTCGCACTAGAGATATTTCCATGCTTAAAGGGGGTCAAGCACCTAAAACCACTCAGGGATTTCAAACACCGCACCTTAGTGCGGTTGCTACAACAGGTAACCGGTCCCAACGAAGGAAAGCTCGTAGTCTAATGAGAAAATTAGGCCGGAGAGTTAAGAGTAAGAAACGGGGAATAGATTTCTAAAATGGCTGTTCCTGAACACGATCTAATCCAACCTCAGCAGTTAGATGATTTAAAGAATAAGTTGCTAACTAGATACAGGCAATTGACTACATATTGGAAGCCTCTTAATTTAAGACAAAATTATTGGGCGTCAATGTACGAACTCCAAGATATTCTCCAACAGAGCAAGCCTCTGGGGGTGTCACGAAGGTTCATATCCAATGAGCCACGTACTGCTGTGGACGCCGCTCTGTCTATTATGACTCGTAATCCAACTACCTGGCGTATACCCCTTAAAGGGGCTGAAGACGAGAACCAGGAGATGCGTCGTAGGGCGGGGAGGATTGAACGTACTTTGGAGGGTCTGGTCTACGACATGGATGAACTCTTCGTCCAACGTCTACAACGTCCCTTCTGGGAGACTGTCTGTTTCCAAGGACTCCTGAGGGGTATGATCTGGGGAAAGTTCCATATCACAACGGAAGCCCTCAGGTACCGTCGCTCGCCTTTAATACCTGAAATTTTCGACTCACGTATGGTTTACCCTTATATTGATGCGCATGGGTTGAATCATATTATTATTGAGAAGCCTACTACCTTAGGTGATTTGATTGCTACCTACCCAGGAGTCTATGCTGACCTTGCCGTAACAAGTGACTATGACCCTAGTGCTCCGGCAATGAAACTAGAGTTCTGGAGCAATGACCGGGATGATGGTCAGGGTAACCCCCGTAAAGGCATCACGGCGGTATTAGGGGTTGTAGGTATGTCTGTGTCGGCTAGTGGTATTTCTATTCCTGCCGTTGGTAGTGCTGTAGGAAGTGATGGGCGTTGGCTCGTCCCCCCGTATTTCCATGGGTATACTTACGATGAACTCCCCATTGTTGGTGTGGCTGTGAATGGTGCCTCGTATCAGTATAAACAGCCATTACTTTCCCGCCTAGACGACAGACTACAGGAGAGTGCTGATCCTCAAGCGCTGCTCGCACTTAATTGGCAAGGCCCTGCGTCTGGAGTGGCTGAGATTGGACGGTCTATTCTTAGTGCTGTTGAAGAGCAAGTACCACAGTACAATGAGGTTGTAGCTACTATCTTTCAACACTTGTCTGTCAATACGTATGAGACACTGGTATTCAAAACATCAAATGCAGAACCTCCTAAATACGAACGTGGTATTGGAAGTAACATAGTCCTTGCCCCCCAGGAAACAGTAGATACGTTGGGGGTGCGCCCAATATCGGTAGACGCCTATAGGCTGGTGGAACTCCTTCAGGAGGAGCGACAGAAGGGGGTTCTCGCTAATGTTCTTCAAGCCGTGTCTCCTAATTTCGCTAGTGGGGTTCTTGCTCAACAGGTCGCTAACGCGGCCTTAGGTTCGATTGATCCTTTCTTAGGGGGTATGAAGTACTTCGGAATAGCGGCGGGGACATCTGTCCTCGCTCAGCTTCAGAAGGCTGCGCCAATAATTGGTGCTTTCGATTTGCACGCGTCTACGCCCAAGAAATCCTGGTTCACCCTCGAATTTGATCCTCGTACTGAGCTAGATCAAGGGCGGCATTACCGGCCTGTGCCTGTAATAAAGCCTTCTCTGCCGGATGACCTGACTGCTCGGATGACCGCCGCAAGAATGGCTCTTGACCCACGCAACCCGATGATGTCGCTAATGACTGTCCTAGAGGAGATTCTTCAAGTAGACGACCCTACGGCTGAGATGGATCGTATCTGGGAAGACCTAGCCTTCAGAGACCCTCTCATTATCCTCGAACAGATGGCTCAATCCTTAGAGAGACATGGGGAGATGGAGATGGCTGCCCGTATTCGAGATCAGGAGTTTGTTGCCTCTTTTGTGGAAGAACAGAAGATGCGTCAAATTACAGGCAATACAGGAGGGCAGGAACCTGGTCTCCCTAGCCCAGAGGTCGGACCCTTGAGTCTCAATACTCAAAGGGATGGGTCCGAGAATAACCTCCCCGAGGGTATGGCTGCCGCAGGAACCACCGGTATGAGGGCAGGCGTCTAATGACAAAACCTAGTAAATTAGCTGACCGTCTTATCGAACGTGTTTTTGGCTCTAAGAGAAATTTCACTCCTCAGGAGCTTGAGGAGCAGACACCACCCTCCCCCCCACGGTCTGTCCATGCTCAACTTAAAGAGCAGCGTAAAGGACGGCAAGAGAGTAGGCAACGCATGAGAAACTTGAGGCTGTACTAATGGGCTGGAAATTATCACCTGAAGGTCAACTAATCTTCGTTCCTGATAGGCAGGGGCAGGGGGATGGCGATAGCGGGTTCTTGCCAGATATGTTCACTGACCCTATTGATATCAGTCGTGGTGGAGGAGGGGGTATAGATGATCTAATCGATGCCTACTTTGAAAGGGAGACCGCAGAGGCTGCTGGGCGTGCTGAGGAAGTCTCACGTACAGGAGACGTTTCGAGGAGCGGTGACACTAGACAGACTCGTACCGGCACTGAGAGGATCAGTACCACAGAGCGTATACGGGGCACGGAAACTATACGTAGTGACGAATTCATCTTTCAGAGAAATCGTGTATACATTGACGTACCTACACCTGAAGAATTCCTTGATGACTTCTCTAACGCCTTTGCGGGATTTGGGCAGGATATGCTTGCTGCGGGGATGAGCCCCGCCGATCTTAACATCCTACTTGACCCTGGTTCGGGTCTTATGAGCGGGTTACTGAATGAGTATATGGGCAATCTAGCTCAACGAGCCGCTCGGGGAGAAGACCTCTTCGATATCGCTGGCTTGGGTGGTGGTGAGCAGTTCTTAGGTACGCGGGCAGGAAGGCGTACTGATACTACGTTTGGGAAGAAAACTGTTTCTAAGGCGAAACAAACAATAACACGTATGACACGCACGCAGGCTGAGGAGGTTCTACGACAGACAGGTAGGGAAGTAACAAACGAGAATGTTAAGAGCGTAATTGACGGTGACGTACAACGTCAGCGGGAAAGTATCGCTACTACTCAAGACCAGACTACCTCTGCGACTGAAGACACTACTCGTACTGAAACAGGTACAACCGAAGAGGATATCACCCGTACCGAAACAGGAAGGTCTATTTTTGTAGAGCAAGAGGAACTTTTCCGTCGTTCTAAGGTCACACCTATCTTCAAGTTCTCTCCAACTGATTTTCTAGGAGAGCGGTTTGGTGGGGATACGGGAATGTTGGCTACTTTCGTTCAGTCTAAGAAGGGTGAGAGGGCAAGACGTCAGCAGACTGCTACTGGTGCCCCCGTAGCTCAGGCGAGGAGAGTTTAATGCCGGACACAGGTTCAACATTAGCTAATGCAGCGGCGAGACGGCAACAACTCAATAAGATTCGTTCTGGTTTGATGGATCGGCCAGGGATTGCCCGTCGTGGTGGCCCCCCGCCTCCTACTGCTCCTGCTCAGGATCGCACCAGCCCGCGTGAGGACGCGCTAGCGG